CGTCCATCCATCCGGGGATCGTGATCGAGGTCAGCTCCGCCCAGACTGGCTCGGCCAGCTCCGCGTCCTTGGACTTGCGCTGGACGATCTGGAGGGGCCCGCCGTCCTTGCCGGGCACGATGCTGATCTCAATGTCGAGCGCGCCCCGCCATGCCGAGGAGCCGCGCGCCCGGTGCTGGGCCTCGTCGCTGACGCCGGTATGATGGACGAGCAGGACGGAGCAAGAGAATTCCGACATGAGCGCCGCGCAGGCGTCGAGCATGGTCTTGGCGTCTTGTGCGCTATTCTCGTCGCCAAGCAGGAACCGGTGGAGAGTATCGACGACGATCAGGCTGGGCCGTTTCGGCAGCGCCCGGACGTTGTCCACGACCCGCATGTAGCCAGCCGGAGTATTCAGGTCGCAGCCATCGCGGGAGAGCCAGATGTCCGCATCAACATCGACATGAGCCGTGTGCCAAGCCGCAAGGCGGCCACGCAGGCCGTGGTGGCCCTCGCCCGCCAGATACACGACCGTACCGGGACGTACCTTGAGGCCGGACCAGTCAGGTACGCCCGACGCGATGCGCAGGCACCAGTCCAGAACCACGAAAGTTTTTCCTCCCCCGGAGGGCCCGTGCACCATGATCAGGGCCCGCTGCTGCAGCCACCGCTTCACGAGCCACGAGATGGGCGCGGGCTGGCTCCTGAATGCGAGGCCACGGATGAGCCAGTCGTCGTTCGGTGGGACGAGAAAGGCCGCCAAATCATTGCCGGCCTGCTTGTAGTCATTGGCATCGCCCGGCTCGGGGGGCATGACCATGCGGGCCCCGTGCTTGGCTGAGGCCTGCTCGGCGTAACGCTGGCCGACGCCAGATGCGTCATTGTCGGCCACGATCACGATGTCCTGCGCCGCGCCGTGCATCTCCCGCAGGATGCCGGTGACCGGAACGAGATTGGAGGCTGAGTAGGCGACGACGCAGGGCCGATGCGTGGCCTCGTGGATGGTCGCGGCAGTCGCAAATCCCTCCGCGACGTAGAGCGTGCCGGGCTCGTCGAATGCCCCGACCTGCCAAAACCGTGAGCCGGTCTGCGCCCCGGAATGGTAGAGCTTGCCGCCGTCGGCGGCGATGTATTGTAGGCTGGACAGGGCCCCCTGCTGGTCGAACAGGGGCACCACGAGGCGGCCGTCGCCAGTGACGCGCGCGCCGTGGGTCTTGATGCCCTTTCTTTTCAGGTACGGATGGTCCTCACTCGCCGGGCCGCACTCGGTCCAAATGGTCTCGATCGTACTGGCCGCGACTTCCTGCTTCCGCGCCGCCTCGGCATCCCGCAGCGCCTTGGCCTCGCCCATCCGCCGGACGTGGGCCATTTCCTCCGTGTGGGTCAGCCGGCGCCCGATGTCGGCGCGCCACGTCGATTCGATGCCGGACCGCCAGCACCCGAATCGCCCGGCGGGGATGCCGTCGCCAAACGCCAAATACCAGCCGGGCTTGTCTCCGTGGCCGCCCGATCCCTTCGTCCCAGAATTAAATCTGTGGATTTTCCCGTCGAGCAGGATTTCGCGGGGAGGCGTAAGGCCGGACCCGGCGATGGCATCCCGCAATTGTATCTCCGGCGGGTCAACGTATGGCTGGGACGGTGGCGACCACGGGCCGCCCAGAATGTTGGTCAGGTCAGCCATCTTGCTTCGCCCCCAGAAGATACTCGCTCAACAGGCGCAGAACCCGGTAGGACGGATTCGCGTGCGGGTTGTCCCGCACTTGCTTGATCGTATTGTAATGCAGCCCCGTGGCCGCTGCCACCATACTGATGCGCCGGTCTCGCAAAGCAAATTGAATGTCTTTAATTGTCATCATATTACACCTCGATGTGGATTCTCGACGCTGCGCTGTTGCAAAATGCCACGAACATGCCTATGTTGCAAGCGTCGATCAATCGGATAGGCCGACCGATCGAGAACCAAGGAGGCCATTTTGGCCATTTCTGTCAAAAGCACGGGCAGCTTGTCTGCCAACGGCGTCAAGATGCTCGTCTACGGGCAGGCAGGCGCAGGAAAGACCAGCCTGATCCGCACGCTGCCCGACCCCATCGTCCTCTCTGCGGAGGGCGGACTGTTGTCCATTCAGGATGCCGACCTGCCATTCATCGAAATCAACAGCATCGGCGACCTGATGGAGGCCTATTCGTGGCTGACGTCGCCGGAGGGCCAGCACTACAAGAGCGTCGCGCTCGACAGCATCAGCGAAATCGCCGAGGTGGTCCTCAACGCCGAGAAAAAGGTCGCCAAAGACCCGAGGCAGGCCTACGGCGCGATGCAGGAGCAGATGGCGGACATGATCCGCGCATTCCGCGACCTGCCGGGGCGCCACATCTACATGAGCGCCAAGCTGGAAAAGTCGCAGGACGAGACGGGCCGCATTCTCTACGCGCCGTCGATGCCGGGCAACAAGACCGGCCAGAGCCTGCCCTACTTTTTTGACGAGGTGCTGGCCCTGCGCGTTGAGAAAGACGCCGACGGCAACACCCAGCGCGCGATTATGTGCGATTCGGATGGTCTGTGGCTCGCGAAGGACCGCTCCGGCAAGCTCGGCGCGTGGGAAGCGCCGGACCTTGGCGAGATCATCGCGAAGATCGGGGGCGCGGCATGAAGACGCTGCAGGATCTTTCCGCCGAGTGGATTGAGGCGAAGGAGTCAGAGCGGGAGGCTGTCGAGAGGCGCCGCCTGATCGAGGACGAGATCGGTCTCATCATGGGCCTGAAGCAGACTGATGAGGAATCACGCAAGCTGGAGGCCAAGCCGTTTTTGATCAAGGTGTCCTCGCGCATCAATCGCAAGGTTGATGGCGATCTGGCTCAGGAAATCGCCGCCGAAAACGACATGCAGGACCATTTGAGCATGCTGTTCCGCTGGAAGCCCGAACTGAGCATGTCCGCGTGGCATGCCGTCGGCGACAACGTCAAAAGCGTGTTCGCACGCGCAATCACTGCAACACCCGGACGCCCGTCGTTCACCATCACCAAGGAGTAAGAAGCATGGCAAATCTCGGCGAAACTTTCGACGTCTCCAATCTCCCGCAGGGCAACGGCGGAAATTTTGATCCGCTCCCGCCCGGCTGGTACTCGGCCACGATGGCCGGTGCTGAGCTGAAGACAACGAAGTCTGGCACGGGCCAGTACGTTGCCGTGCGCTACGACATCATCGGCCCCACGCATCAGGGCCGCGTCGTGTTCGGCAATCTGAATATCCGCAACCAGTCCCCGAAGGCTGAAGAGATCGGCCGCCAGCAGCTCGGCGTCATCTGCCGCGCGATCGGCTTGGCGAAGGTCAGCGACACTGATCAATTGATCGGGCACATCCTGATGGTCAAACTGAGCATCGAAAAGTCTGACCAGTATGGCGACAAGAACGAAGTGAAGGGGTTCAAGGCGATTGCGGATGGAGCGCCCCCGAAGGCCGCTGCCGCTGCTCCGGCGGCTGCGAAGGCTGCCCCGCCGTGGGTCAAGAAGTAACAACGAAGGCCGGGGCTGAAAGGCCCCGGTCATTTTGCAGGAGATTGCGATGCAAATCAGCACCACCGTATACGACCAATTGTTGTGTCCAAATTGTGCTGGCACCTATTTTCATCATTCAAGCGTCACTGTTTACGAAAGGGAGGAAGATGATCCGAAGCCTCTCCAGATTAATGTGGAAGAGGGCAGGATCGCCGTTTCAAAAAACAATGATGGAAATCCGTCTCCCAGAAGGCATGGGCTCCGCATCAACTTCTGGTGTGAAGGATGTGATGAAAAGCCTTCTCTGAAAATCTTTCAGCACAAGGGGCAGACTTTTATTGAGTGGGACAAAGAATGAAAATCCCTGACCGCGAAAACAGCATCGAGAATCTGATCGACAAGAGCCACGAGGAGCGCGCGCAGAAGCCGCGCCCGCATATGGGCGCGTCCATGCTGGGCAGCGTTTGCGAGCGCTGGATGTGGCTCTCGTTCAGGTGGGCGGTCCAGCCGACATTTCCGGGCCGCATCCTGCGCCTGTTTCGTCGCGGCCATCAGGAAGAAATGAACATCATCAAGGATTTGCGCGACATCGGCATCAATGTCAGGGCGGTCAACGCTCAGGCCGCTGTCGATTTCGGGTGCCACGTTTCCGGCAGCATAGACGCCGTGATTGACGCCGGCGTTCCCGAGGCCCCGCAAAAGCGTCACATCGGCGAGTTCAAAACGCACAGCCTGAAATCCTTCAATGACGTCGAGGCCAAGGGCGTTGGAAAATCAAAGCCCGAGCACTTCGCCCAAATGCAGGTCTACATGCACGGGACCGGCATCGACCGTGCGCTCTACGTCGCCGTGTGCAAGGACAACGACCGCATCTACACCGAGCGCGTCCGCTATGACAAGGAGGTGGCGGAAAAGCTGGTCGCGCGCGGCAAGCGCGTGGCGCTTTCGGAGCGTATGCCGCCGCCGATCTCGACAGACCCGTCATGGTTTCAGTGTAAATTCTGCGATGCACATTCTTTTTGCCACGAGACAAATCTGACCCAGCACGTCAATTGCAGGACATGCGCGCACAGCACCCCCAAGGATGACAGCACATGGCACTGCGAAAGGTATGGCTCTACGATTGAAATTGAAACTCAACATGGGGGGAAAGATTGCCCGGCGCACACGCTCCACCCAGATCTTGTGCCGTGGGCCATGAAGGACAGTGACCATGAATGGACCGCGACGTTCAAAATTGACGGAACGAACGTCCAGAACGGTGAGAACGGTTTCAGCAGCCAAGAGCTGATCGGCAACGCCTCGGGCTGCGCCAACCCGACAGTCGAGAAGATCAAGCAGATATGGCCGGGTGCCAAGGTGGTGAAAAAAGTTGACGATTCTTGAAATTGTGTGTTATGAACAAATACGGATTAACGTGAGTAGGAATGATGGCTAAAAAACATGAGTTCCACATAGAATATTCCAAGCTTCCAGCGACTAAACAAAGAGCTAAGGAGCTTGGAATTATTCATTATTTTACAGGTAAAGAATGTACGAAAGGACATGTATCATTCAGATATGCCAGTTCTGGTAATTGCTCCAAGTGCATTGCTGATGTGAAAGGAAAAACAGAAATAAATTTTCGTGGAAGAAGTTCTAAAAGAACTTCTGAAAATCAAGCATTGGCAATGATAGCCATTGAATCGGGTTTTACTCAATATGAACCAAATGAGCCATGCAGTTATGGCCATAAACTTCGGTACACATCATCTAACAATTGCGTCGAATGTAGCCATGGAAGAAGGCAAAATAGATCAGAGTATCTTAGGTGGCTAAGAATTAAAAAAGAGTATGGAATATCGAAAGATAATTTTTTATCTATGTTAAATAAACAATCTCATGAATGTTCAATATGTCAAAAATTATTGACGGACAAAAACACGCACATTGATCATTGCCATAAAACTGGAAGCGTAAGGTCTTTGTTATGTAACAAGTGCAATCAAGCGATTGGTCTTTTTGATGAAGACCAAGATCGTATTTTTGCAGCGGTTAAATATCTCAGGAGGTTTGAGCTATGAAGCTAAGAGACTATCAACAGGCGACAATCAATGAACTATATCAGTGGTTTGAACGTGGGAACGAAGGAAACCCATGTGTAGTTTTACCAACTGGGGCAGGAAAAAGTTTAATTGTTGCGTCATTGTGTAAAGACGCTCTTCAGTCATGGCCAGAAACAACCATTCTTGTGTTGTCTCATGTTAAAGAAATTCTTGAGCAAAACGCTGAAAAAATGAGAATTTTATGGCCCAACGCCCCCATGGGGATCTACTCGGCCAGCATCGGCATCAAGCACCTTGGCGAGCCGATCACATTTGCGGGCATCCAATCGATCGGGAAAAAAGCGGATCAGGTTGGCCACGTCGATTTAGTTATCATCGACGAATGCCATCTTGTGAATCACAGGGAAGCCGGGGACTACCGCACATTCATCGCCAGCCTGATGAAGATCAATCCAGCCCTGCGCGTTATCGGATTGACCGCAACTCCTTTCCGCTTAGGCCACGGTCTTATTACCGACAAGCCCGCCATGTTCGACGCGCTTCTGGAGCCTGTCAGCATTGAGGAGCTTATCTACAAAGGGTTCCTCGCGCCCCTGCGCAGCAAGCACACGAAAGAAAAGCTCGACGTATCTGGCGTCAGGAAGCGCGGCGGCGAGTACATTGAGAGCGAGCTTCAGGCAGCTGTGGACACCGACGAGAAGAACCGCTCGGTCGTGGACGAAGTGATCTCAATGGCTGGCGACCGAAAGGCGTGGCTGTTTTTCTGCACTGGCGTCGCACACGCCCATCACGTTGCGAAAGTGCTGCTGGAGAAGGGCATACAGGCGGCGTGCGTGACGGGGGACACGCCGAAAAAGGAACGCGAGCGCATCCTGACAGACTTCAAGGCGGGCCGCCTGCGGGCGCTCACCAATGCCAATGTGCTGACGACAGGGTTCGATTATCCCGACATCGACCTGATTGCGATGCTGCGCCCCACACTTAGCCCCAGCCTGTATGTGCAGATGGCTGGGCGGGGGATGCGCCCGAAGTCTCACACCGACCACTGCATGGTGCTCGACTTCGCCGGCGTTGTGGCGACGCACGGCCCCATCACGGCGGTGCAGCCGCCGAAGAAGCCAAAACCGGGCCAAGAGGGCGAAGCGCCCGTCAAGGCGTGCCCGGAATGCCACGAGCTTGTTCATCCGCGCGTGGAAATTTGCCCGTGCTGCGGGCATCAATTCCCGATTGCGCAAAAGAAGTTGCAGCTGCGCAATGACGACATCATGGGCCTTGATGGCGCCGAAATGCACGTCACGGAGTGGCGCTGGCGCAAACACATCAGCCGCACCAGTGGCAAGGAAATGCTTGCGGTGTCGTATTATGGCGGCTTGTCGGATCCAGCGATTGTAGAGTATTTCCCGGTCAGGCATGAGGGCTATGCGGGGCAGAAGGCGGCGCAATCAATCTTCAATCTCAGCTCCGCATCGAGGGCTAAAATCAGTTTGACGGAGACTGATTTGGACGCAATGTCGAATTCGTTAAATACGGGCGCGCCACCCAAAAGCATTGAGTACAAAAAAGATGGAAAGTTTTTCCGCGTCACAAAGAGGGCATGGGCATGAAGGGCGAGAAACCAAAGCAGCTAGTTGAGTATGAGTTGATGATTGAAGAGATCCTGAAGTCGGGGCCGCCGCACTTTTGCTACAACTGCCTGAATTATTTGGAAAAGGGCAAGTGCGAAGTTTTTGACATGGAGCCTCCGCAGGAGTTTACTCAGCACGCGAACGAGTGCCGCGAATGGATCATGGAGCCACCGTTTTGACAGATACGATCCCATCGGAACATTTTGAGCAGCGCGAAACAGTCAAATGGTTCCGGCAGACGTATAGGGGCGTTCGGATATTTGCGATTCCGAACGGCGGAGCCCGCAACATAACGACTGCCGCGAGATTGAAGGTCGAGGGCGTTAGCCCCGGCTTGCCGGATCTTTATGTCCCAGCATGGAAACTGTGGATTGAAATGAAGCCGGTGAAGGGCGGCGTTATCGACAAGAATCAAAAAGACTGGCACGAATACTTGACATCAATCGGCGACACGGTCATCGTGTGCCGTGGCTTCGAAGAGGCCGCAAGAATGATCAGTTCGCATCGTAAACCAAACCAGACCAACTAAATCAGCGAGGTGCGTGTGAAATATCTCTCCATATGCAGTGGCATAGAAGCAGCAAGTGTTGCGTGGCACCCGCTGGGGTGGACGCCGCTTGCATTTAGCGAGATTGAGGCGTTCCCGCGCGCGGTGCTGCAGCACCACTATCCCGACGTGCCGCTGCACGGCGATTTCACGAAGCTGCGGGAAGAGCCGTGGATTGGAGAGGCCGACCTGCTGGTTGGAGGAACGCCGTGTCAGGCCTTTTCCATTGCTGGCTTGCGAAATTCGCTCGACGATGAGCGCGGGAATCTGACACTTGAATTCGTGAGGCTCGCAGATGCAATTGACGATATTCGACCAAATGGAGACGAGTGCATCATCCTCTGGGAAAACGTCCCCGGAGTCCTCAGTGTCAAAGACAACGCATTCAGATGCTTCCTCGCAGCCCTTGTGGGAGACGATACCCCACTCGTTCCACCACGGGGAAAATGGTCAAACCCGGGTTTGGTTGCTGGGCCAAAAAGACGCGCCGCGTGGCGTATCCTTGACGCTCAATACTTCGGAGTTCCCCAACGACGCCGACGTGTGTTCGTTGTCGCAAGTGCTCGAGACGACTTCGATCCCGCCGAAGTTCTTTTTGAGCGCGAAGACGTGCAGCGGCATACTGCGCCGCGCCGAGAAAAGGGGGAAGCAGCTCCCACCATCCCTTCACGCAGCACTGCAGGCGGTGGCGGACTCGGGACCGACTTCGATTGCGACGGAGGACTCCGAGTAGTGCCGGCAACCGACGACGTCGGTTGCCTTGCTGCCGACATGGGGCAGGGCAACCAGTTTATGGAAAGCGGGCAGTATGTCGGCTACGCACCACCGCTGGCCCGCTGCGTCGCAACGCGCGAAGGCTCGTCACAGGATTACGAGTCGACGACTATGGTGGCGACTTCATACAGCCTGCAGGGCAACATGCTAAACCGCAATGATAATGCAGGGCCTCTTGGTGCCGGGCACCAAGAGGAATTGAGCTACACGCTCACCAAGAATGACGTGCATGCCGTCGCTTTCACTCAGAATAGCAGAGACGAGGTTAGGCTTATTGGCGGCGAAGGGAACCTTGTTGGAGCTCTCGCGGCACAACCCGGCATGAAGCAACAAAACTGCGTAGCCTACGATCTGCGAGGACGCGAAGGTGGCGCGCAGTTTGAAGGCCCGCACGAAACCGCAAACATCCGCGCTGCGAGCGGCGGATCCTCAAGGAGCTATGTTGCCGCCTCCGCCGTGCGCCGCCTGACGCCACGGGATTGTGAGAGGCTGCAGGGCTTTCCAGACGATTTTACGCTGATCCCGGTGCGCGGCAAGCCTGCGGCAGACGGGCCTCGCTACAAGGCGCTTGGCAACAGCATGGCCGTCCCGGTGATGCGCTGGATCGGCAAAAGGGTCCAGAACAGATGATCGCAGAACTGGTGTTCCTATCAATCGTTCTCGGCACCGCATACGCCGTGGCGTGGTTCATCTTCGGAGCCTGAATCATGAAAAGTATCGTGCCGCTCCTCATTCTCGAAGAGCTGGAGAAGATCGACCGCAGCCGCTGGGGAATCGAGAACGGCTCAAGCCACGAAAAGATCAAGATTGATGGAAAGTTACTTGGCGTATTTTCTAGGTCCGGCAAACATGACATACGCTCAGTCTTAAATGTCCGCTCACAAATCAGGAGGTACGTCAATGCAGGTCGACTGGATCGAGCACTATAAAGGCGTGAGGTCTCGGCTTAACAGCAGGCCGCAGCCACCGGCCCCTAAAAAAGAGGAAGGCCCACAATTCCCCAAGATCATGACGCCGCGCGAGACACTGATCGATAAATATCTCAAGCCGATCCTGAAAGAATACGACACGACAATCTCGGAGCTTCGGCAGGACAGAAAGTTTGTTCGATTGCACAGCGCGCGCCAAGAGATATCTGTCGCGCTGTCTCAGCACGGATGGTCAACGCTGAAGATCGGAAAGTTCCTGAACAAGGACCATTCGACAATCGTCCACTACCTGAAGAGGAGCCGGAATGATCGTTCAACTCAACCCGCCGATACCATTGAAGACGCCGAAGGGGAATGCGCTTGCACAAGCGCTCATTGATTATGGCGCCGAGCACGACCTGATATGGGTCTGCTTCCAGCAAGACACTGGCGAAGTGTGGAGCTGGCGGAATCAGGAAATTAGGGCGCAGACCAACATCACGATGGGAAGAAAAATTGAAGGTCGATGACATCAAGTTCAGGCAGCACAAGCCTGCGCCGGATGCCCATCCGATCATCGGGTTCATTTGGGACCAGATCAACTACCAGCGCGTCTCGCAGGAATACGTTGCAGAGCGCGCCGGCGTGGGATCCAGCACGATTCGAAAGTGGAAGCGGCGCGAACGATCTCCAAGCCTTTTGCAGATCGAATGCGTTTTGAATACGTTGGGATTCGATTTGTCGATCACGCCTTCTATGGATAGTGGCGCTCGGTCAGGTCGATTTGTAAGGGGATCAAAGAATGATGCTTGAGCTGATCATGAATATGCCGGTGAGGGCATCCAACGCGCCTGTTCACAGGATCGTTTGCCAGCACAAGGCGAAGTCGCTGCAGGAGTTCACGATGGAACTGCAACAGACTGATTTCATCATCGTCGAGGAGTTCTACCCAGAGGCACGCAGCACAGTCTACGTCACCCATGGGCCGATCGCGTTGAACCATCGCTTCATCGGCAAGATCAAGGAATGGAACAGATAAAATGGACCACAAAGACATCCTGACCCGCTGCGCAATGACCGTTAATGTCCGTGGCGTCAGCTACGGCGACGTCGACGACATGTTCTCGAACGCTGCGCAGATTGCGTCGCTGATCACTGGAAGAAAGTTCACCAAATATGAGATCACGACCGTCATGGAGGCCGTGAAGCTCGCCCGCCGGCGCGTGAACCCGCTACTGGACGACAACTACATTGACGGCATAAACTACACGTCCTTCTCTGGGCAGTTCGCTCATGAGGCGCACGGTGGCGCGCAGACCACTGAGGAAGACGAAGAGATCGCCGCTCTGGCAAAGCGGCTTGCACCACTGGCAAAAAAGGATGAAGTCAATGCGAAAGTTTCTGTCAAGTTTGACGGCAATCACACTTCTGTCTCTCAGTCCGGCACTGGCAAATGAAGACAGCTCCGCACATTTTTTCATGATGGACAAGGAATACTGGAGCAAGGGCCTGCGCAGCCCTGAAGTCTCCGTCCCATCAAACAAGCGGGGTGTTGCCGACAAAGTCGAGAACATCGCGCGTGCCGAGCTTGGCTCCAGATGGGTCAATAGTGCCCTGAAGCTGGCGAAGATCGAGAGCAGCTACATCTGCCACGCGACGGGGCCGAAGACGTCACACGGACGCGCGCAGGGCGTCCTGCAAGTGCTGCCGGGCTCGGCGCGTGCGCTGGGCTATGACCCCAGCCGCCTGCGCGAGTGCGACTACGGCATTCGCGTCGGCGTGGCGCACATGAAGCGCTGCATTGAGAGCGGCGTCACCACCGATCGTGAGATGGCTGCGTGCCACGTCGCCGGCTGGCGCGGCTGGAACGTGAAGCTGGCTCGCCGCGCTGAGAAGTACAAGCAGCACTACATCCGCCTCGCCATGGCGTGAAAATGAAGAGAGGGGCTGCGGCCCCTCTCACCCACATCAGGAGACCAACATGATCGAAAAAATTCAAGCCATGTGGAATGCCGGACAGACAATCGACCAAATAGCTCACCGCCTCCAATCGACACGCGGCAAGATTTCGGGCCTGATGTATCGGGCCAAAAAAGACGGCATGGTCTTCGCCAAGCACAAGACCGACACGGCGATCCGCGAGAAGCGCGTCATTCGGGACAAAAAGGCGAAGGTAAGAACGCAGCGGATCCTTGTCGACTTTGACAACGAGATATCCCGCCTGAAATACAACGAGTGCCGGTTCATCGTGAACGCGGACCTGTCCATACCTATCTATTGCAAGGCGCCGATCAGCCGCGTCTCGTATTGCGCGGGGCACGCGGCTCTCTGCTATGTTCCAGCGAGGGGGAAGTTGAAATGACTGACAAAGTCGTAAGGCACGGGTGGCACTGGTCCTTTGGCTGGCTGCGCCGGCCAGAACTGGATCAGGACAATTTCTTCGCCTACGAAATGCCGGACGGCGACATTGTCTTGACCCGGCGCGAGGAATGCAAAAGAGAAATGTATATTGACGGCCGCCTCGACGAAGATTCAGGAGAAGTTTATCCCTGCATATCCATCTACCCGCGCCGGGCGATCAGCAAAAATCGCAAATGGACGCTGAGCAAGTGATGAATGGGGCGGGCGTTCCTTGTTGAGTTAGGCAAACAGATCGACGCGCGCTTTCGCGACTTTCCGCTTCGGCGGCGCAAGTGTGAAATCGGGCTCAAAAAACCCGAGCATTCCCCGGCAGGGCTGGAACGGCAATGGCCGCGCGTTTCGGATCACAAAGCCATATCGCCCGAAGAACCAAGGCGACTTACTGTGCTCGACGCAATCAACGATTTCGCACTCCCCGACGATCCCGCCGCGCTCAAAATCATCAGGTCGTTCAATCCCCGGATGCTCCCAACTATGCCAGTCGTCATCGCCATCAAATTTGCGCCCGGCATGAATTAGGACAGGGCCGCGATAGCGCGTCGGCCACGACCTGTTCTCAATGTCTTTGTGGCCGTTGACGATGAGCCATGCCCACGGCTGCATGATGGAAATGGCTTTCATTGGGGCGGCGTCCCTTGTGTTCAGGCGGAAACCTCAATCTTGTAAAATTCCGCCTTGGCGGCGCGGCGCTTTAGGTCAGCCAGCTTTTCCGGGCTGGCGCACGAAACTTGCGTGACGTGACCGTCACGGCCATCGACCAGCTTCACGTTCAGGCCAGCAGCTTCGCGGCGAGCGCGGACGGCGGCGATAAGGGCTTCGGACTTGGACATGGCGGGCTCCGTTTTGATTTCTGGACCATACGCCCATTGAGTCAAAAAGGTCAACAGGAATTGTCAAAAACCCATAACAATCTTGTTGCCGGGGTCCTCGTCACCTGCTAGAACTCTGCTGATGAAACGAAAGCCCGATCCTGTTGCCCTGCCCGAAAAGCCGTTCCCGATTGGATATGCGCGCGTTTCGACTCGCGACCAAAATCTTGATTTGCAGATCGACGCACTGACAGCCTTCGGCGTCCTGCCCGACAATCTCCACGTTGAGAAGCTATCAGCCACGGCGAAGACCCGCCCGCTGCTCGATGAGGCGATCAAGCAGCTTCGCCCCGGCGACGTGTTCGTGGTCTGGCGTCTGGATCGGCTGGCTCGCAACATGCGCGAGCTATACACCCGACTGGAACAAATCTCCGCGAACGGTGCGAGCTTTCGCAGCCTGACGGAAAACTTCGATTTCACAACGGCAACCGGCAGGTTGATCTTAGGCTTCCTCGGCCTCATGGCAGAGTTCGAGCGCCAGCTAACCGTTGAGCGGACTAAGGCGGGCATCACGGCGGCCCGTGCGCGCGGCTCACGCTTTGGCGCAAAGCCGAAATTCACAGACGAGATCAAGGCCGAAGCATTCCGGCTGCTAACCGATGAGGGCTGGACCGCGCCAGAAGTCGCCGCGAAGTTCAGCGTGAAAGTCGGCACGGTCTATAACCATTTCAGATTCACGCACGACGACGCTGGCAACACGTTCGTCGAGTTCAAGTAGGGAGCCAACATGCGCATTTGGTTTGACACGGAATTTATCGAAGATGGCAAGACAATCGACCTGATCTCGATTGGCATGGTCCGCGAGGATGGCGCGACCTATTACGCGGAGTCGGCAGACTGCGATAAGTCGCGCGCGTCTGATTGGGTCTTTGATAATGTGTTCCCGCACCTACGCGGTCCGGTAAAGCATCGCGCCCAGATCGCGCATGAACTTGTCGATTTCGCCGGGCCAGCGCCCGAGTTCTGGGCCGATTACTGCTCTTACGATTGGGTCGCCCTGTGCCAGTTGTTCGGAACCATGACGGAATTGCCGAAGGGCTGGCCGATGCACTGCCGGGACATCCGCCAGCTTTGGGCGGACAAAGGGTGCCCCGATCTCCCGGCGCACAATGGGACCGCACATGACGCGCTGTCCGATGCGTTAATGGCGAAGCGTGATTGGGAATATCTGACTCAACAATAAGGGAGCGACCGCCATGCGCAGATGGTTGAATGTTTTTATGTTGTGTCACCGTCGCTGGCAGTTTGAGCGTTACGGGCTGGAGCGTGAAACGCCCGGTATTATGACGCTGTTCGACGAATTGATAGAAAACGAGTCAAGGTAGGGCCGTCATGCCGCACGGTATTTTTGTCCCAAAGAGCGTGCAGGACGAAGCATCCAAGTTCTATCGGTGGAATGATGTTCTGCCTAGTTCCTTGCTTGTGGACACGCGGAGCCGTTCTGGAAACTGGACGTGTAGGACTCTCGTCGAAGCACGACGGCTCCCGTGGAACCGTCGCCGCAAACCGTCAAAGTAGGAGGAGAAGACAGATGACTGCCGATCGTGGGCGATTGTGGAAAATCAATGAGGATGGAAACCGCTGTTTGATATTGCGAGAAGAATACAGAGACATGTTTATGTTGCGCCGCAAAAAACTTACTTACAAGGCGATTGGCGATATTTATCATGTACATCGTAACCACGCTAGACAGCTCGTAATGCGTTATATGCGGCTGAGAAAAGGCAAAGTTTTTCGATATTTGAAGATTAGAAATAAGAGAGGCCTGCCATGGACTGCATCGCCATAGGCAACGACGTCGCCGTCGAGATTGGTCGAGCGATGAAGTGCGAGGCTGACGTTCGCATCAGGCGCGATCTGGCGATCATCTCGCCGGGCCACGGCACGATCAACGACCTGCGCAGGCTGCGTGCGAGCGTCAAGGCGAAGAGAGTCGTCTGGATTGTCCCGTACGACCGGGCGGCCGCAGAGACCGTCTACAGGGCCGGCGCTGAGCGCCGGGACGGCTTTGTGGACCTGCAGCTATTCCCAACGCGCGACGGCCGCAAGCCGCGCAGCAATGGGGACGTGATCCGCTACATGCTGCACCCGGACCCCGTCAGGGCTTACGGGGCTCCGTGAGCGAGCTGTTGACGTCGATCTGCTTTCCAGTTTCGCTTGACAGGGCTCTGGAGACCGGAATGCCGGCACGATAAAGGGCTTCAGCTGTCGCTCTGGTCGGTCTCAAGACGTACGCCTCGCGTCGTCTTGACCAGTCTGCAATGCTCTTGGCTGTTGCGGGTTTGCTCATGACGCGCGTGAAGATATTGCCGCCAACAAGAGAAGCGATCGTCGTCACAGGGTCCGCAAACATGCCGGCGGCTGAAGCCCCACCGAGGACGGTCTGGCCAGTCCCGGACGGGTTGCCGTACTTGTTCAGATTCTTGAATCGCTTGGAGACTTCAGTGACGTCGTTCAGCGCTTGCAAAAGCTGAGGTTCGTCTTTGAAAATCATGGTTTTCGCTCGAGCGCTGAGGCCGTTGATACCGCTAGGCCCAAGCCACCTGTCTGGCGAGAACTGCTGATCTGGCCCGCGTCCCATTTTAGAAAGGATGGCGGCCTGAAAAGCCTTTAACCCTGCTGGATCCATAACTGTGATGGCCCTCTGCACCAGCTTGTTGTTCGCCGATCCGCCATTCCTCGAAGCATTGAAAAGACGATTGAAGATCTGTTCGTCGCTGACCTTTTCATCAACCTTACCGACGATCTTTTGAAGCTGTTCGCGCATGGCTGACATAGCTCGATATTCACGATCGGCTTTCTGCAGGAAAAAGCGCGCGGGCTCACCGCCGGCCGCCTCCGCGATGTCGAGGACGTCGTTTTTCAATGCATTGTAGAGCTTGTCTACATTGGCGTCCTTGACGCCTTTCACCATGTTTTCGGAACGAAGATTCCGCAGCTCCGTGTAGAGCGTTTTTGCGCCTTCGTACGAAAGACCTTCACGCGACCTGACCGCCGGCATAAGGAGATCGATCGCTGGTGTTGATCCCTCCAATTTAGCCGATGCGCGACGAGCCATGATGTCGGCAACGGCCGACATAGTATTGTCGAGTTGCTTTGTGACGCCCGGATTCTCAAGAAGGTCAGCAACCTCGTCATAGGCACTCGCCGCCTTCTCACGGACGCCAGACGTCATCCACGTCTTTATTTTTTCGCCGATAACGCGCCCAGATTCTTCGGTCGTCATCTTTGGGACAAGGCTGTCGATCGCGCTTTCGAGACTTGCGGTTGCCTTCTGGCGCGCCGCGATGGCCGCCTCGCCTGCGAACGGCACATTCTCGGCGATCTTGGTGGCGCGCTGCAGGATGGGGCTCTCGGTGGCCGCATAGAGCGGAAGTTCGACACCAAGGCGCTCAGCAGCTTCCACACCCGGCAATGCCTTTGGAGCCGCTCTCTGTGCTGCCGGGGCGGCAAAGCGGCTCAGAGCGCCACCCAGCACGCCCCCAGTGAGTACTCCGGTTTTGGCCGACTGCAGACGCTCTTCCGCCGTCACACCTTCTCCAAGGCCGGTGACGCCGGCGTATCCGGCGCCTTCAAGAGCGCCCAGCGCAGCCCTCCCCGCAGTCGTCGTGCCGCGCGCAGCAAGACCAGCCGGGAGATAGAGTTGCGGAACGATGCCGGCCGCCTGACCCAATGTGTATGCGTTCGGATACGCCTCCTTGGCGGCTTCGCGTTCGCCTTCCATCAACATCTTTTCTTGCGACAGTGTGCGGCCAGACGACATGGATCTCGAGGCGGCCCCGATGTCCTCGCCAAACGGCAGAATGCTCATCGCTCCACGGCCGATCGGGTCCGCCCTGCTGGGTTTCAGCACACGTTCGGTCGCCCCGGTGAAGGCCCCATCTGGGCTCATGGCCGGGACTTCAATGTACTCTGGCTCTGCCGACATCGATTTCTCAACGGAACGGCGTCCTTCAGCGCGGAGTTGTTCACGTTCGGGAAGGAGGTCGGCGAAAGAAATATCCGAAGGCTGCTTTGATCCGCTCGCCTTCGGGATCAGATCGTCGAAAGATATATCAGCCATTGTCAAAGCCCCGAAGTATCGATTCCGTTGTCTTTCAGACGCTGAATGACAGCAGCTCTTGGCGCGCCACGCTTGATGGCGTCCCTCGCGGCAGAGAGTGGGTCTGATCCAGTTTTGCTTTCGGGCCTATCGTCCTGACCGCGAGAGCGAATGCGTTCAGGCTTTTCGATCGCCGACTTGAGCTGATTACGAAATTCAGAAAGAGTCTCAAGGCCGACCTTGGGGTCTACCGCGTCAAGCCTCGGCAATGTCATCGCAAGGATCCGGCGCTCGCCTTCAGTTATAGCTCCCTGACCCTTCATTTTGATTTGCGCCTGAAGTAGTTCAAGTTCCTTTGCGGCCTGTTCGAACCTTTGGCGGTTGATCTCGTTCTCAGTCTTAGCGACGCCGCCGATCGTACGCCCAAGGTTCGACGAAACAATAGGACCAATGCCGCTGCCGGCCTCTAGAGCCTTGTACGCCTTCTCAGCCCTGTCGAGGACAGGTATCGTTGCAGACATATTGTCAGCAGCCGTCTGGGCCGACGCCATTTCAGTGGCGACCTTTGTGCCGTAGGCCTCTTTGTACTTTTTAACAGCCTCAGAACCGGCCGCACGCACTTCGGCGGGAATACTCATTGATGTCGCCGACGGGTCATCCGTTTCGAAGCCAAGCATGGCCCCGAGCGCCTTCTTGCGCTGCGGATTTTCCTCTACCTGCCACCTTTGATACAGGCGCTCCTTCTCGCTCGGCTGCTGGACCTGCTTCTGCTGAATTTCGTACAGCTTGAGCATATTTTCTGCCGATATACCGCCAGTGCCCATCTCAGCCGCCAGCTTTGATCTGGCGAGCTGTAGCTGCATCATCTTGTCTTCGCGGTCCCGCTGGGCCTCTGCAGCTTTTGCCAACGGGCCCGAGAGCGCAGTCCCGGCCGCGCCGAGGTTCTCCATGAAATTGCCTGTGCGCGTCGGAGCTGCAAAGGCGCCAGCCGCCTGAAACAACATGGACGCGCGGTCTAGATCGGAGATGCCGCCTTTTCCAAGCTGACCCATTCTTTGATCAATCATGCCCAACTCGGCTTGCCTGACAGCGTTTCTTCTCTGTGACTCAATTTCCAATTGCCGCTGATATTGGCCAAGATCGATATTCAATGCGCCGAGCCCGCCAACAGGTGCGGCCGCCGGAGCAGGTACGGCTGACAATCCGCCCCGAGCGGGCGACGTCGGATAGCCACCCTCTCCTGCAGCGACCTGTCCGAGCGACGTCCAATCGTCATTCCCTCCCGCAGGGACTGGTCCGGGCGACGTTGGATAGCCACCCGCTCCAGCAGCGATCGATCTTGCATTTATGGCTGCCAGTTGGGCAGGGGAGAGGGGATAGTACGGGAGTTCGTCTGCCATCATAATCTCCCGTTAGGTCCTGCCCATAAGGGCGCTCAGCGCCGCAGCGCTGGTGCCGGCGCTCGCAAGCTGTGCCAAAGGCGAAGCGGAATAGGTCTGCCCGCTGCCCACCGTTGACCCGCTCGTAGACCCGCCGCCTGTCGGCAGCCCGCGAATGATATTCGAAAGGAACGAAATCTGTTCCCTTGGATACTGCGTCTGCCGCTGAAAGTCATTGTATGCAAGATCTAGATTCCTCTGGATCTGCTGCTGTTGTTGGGCGCCTGTAGCCTCGAGCGCCGCAGCGCCCTGCAGACCAAGCGACTGCTGCCTCTGGGCAAGGTTAGACTGAACGCCAGACAATGTCCCCAAACCGGTCATCTCGGTTCCAGCAAGCTGCCCTGCTGCCTGCCCCATTGAGGCCATTCTTTGAAGGTCTTGGCTAGCCAAATTTCCTGAAGCCTGACCAATACTGGTCAGGTTCTGCATCTGCTGCCCGGTCAGATTCCCCGCTGTTTGCCCAAGGTTCGCTTGCAGAGCGCCCTGCGCCTGTGCCTGCTGGCCTGCCGTCTGTGCAAGCCCCGCTCTGCGCGCCAGATCCTGCTGGGCCTGCTGCCCCGCAACATTGTAACCCTGAGCCAGCGTGGTGCCAATCTGATCGGTGAGATTTTCCGATATGTCGCGGATCCCGCGCTGGGCAAGTTCTTGCTGCCTCGTCGAGCCAAACTGCCCGGCGCGGATGAACTGGTCATTCATCGCCGGCATAAGTTTTTCACGAATCTGTCGGGAGGCAATGTCTCCCATGCGATTCGTAACATTTTCAATGTACGGGTTCATATATGAACCGATTTGGCTTGGTGTCGAAGCATTGGCCGCATCCATATACGGCTGAGCGGCACCCTGAATGTTTGTGGATCCTGCCGCCTGAAGGTAAGGGCTCGCAGCAGAAATGGCATTCAGACTTCCGGCAGCCGATAGGGAGGGCGCGCCTGCATTGGCGACATTGTTATTAAAAGCCGCATTGAAATACGGGCTAGCAGCAGCAGTAGGGCTAAGGCCGGCAGCTTGCTGAGCCGTCTGCGCGGCAGCCGAAAGCTGAGGCTGATACGACGTTGCGGCCTGCCTCGACATGTCGAACGCCGAATACTGTTCTGGCGACAGGCCGGCGATGCGAGGCCCTGAGTAGGGCTGGTACTCTTCCTGCGCAGCGCTGTAAGCGCCGGACATCAGGTTGTAGAGGTAATCGGACAAGTACTGAGGAACCTGCGACGTCGTTAGGGTCGAAGACGACGTTGCCTGCGGTTGACCCTGCGTCAGAAAGTTGAGGAAGGGCATCAGATATACTCCTCAAGGCGCTTTGCGTTCGGGCTGAACTTGCCCTTGGCTAGTTCACGGCCCTTCTGTCGGCGCACATTAGCACGGAATTGATCCAGCCGCTCGGCCCCAGCCTTGGAAGACCCGTCTCCGAGCAAGGAAACTGTCTCCGCATCGATCACATATTCCCCGTCCGAAAGTTTTGCGTCAATGCTGTCCGATCGGCCCGATCCCCCGCCCCGCACGAATCGGCTGAGTGGGCCACCGGTTGCCGCCTGCACCGGTTGGGCTGGCTGCTGATTGTAAAAAGTCGTCTCGGGCAGCGACCCGTACCGGAAGTAATCCTGCCCCGGATCCCGGCGCGTGCGCGAGAGTGGCGCAACCGCAAGGCGGCGCGTCATGTTGGGGTCGATTGGAGTATTCTGCGCCGCTTGCGTTGCGGGCTGCGCTTGACCACCGCCGCCGCCAAAAGCGGTAGCAGCTAGAAGCGCTGCCGGGACGAGTGTTTTGGCTCCCCCCAAGCTCGCCAAAAGTCCCGTGCTGCTACTCTGCGCTGCTGACGCTGGGAGACCCATGGACGACAGCGTGCCCCCAGCCGATGTCGGAATGCCTGCAGCCGAGGCTGCTCCGGTCGATGCGTTGATGCCGCTGCCGGTAGCCGAACCGAGGGACGACGCAGCCCCCTGAGTCAGGAAGTCGCCGGAGCCCATACGGCCCAGCCAGCCGGAGATGCCTTCTTCGCCGGCGCTTGTGACGCCCGGTAGGCTGGACCCGAGCAACCCGCCTGCCACCGTCCCAAGGCCGCCCGTCAGGCCTCCGAGAACGGCCCCCTTGCCACCCCCCGTGAGGCCGCCGACGCCAGCCCCGATGAGAGCGTTCCCGACTACGCTGGGCAGTGCAGCGCCAAGAATGGTTTCTCCGGCCAAAGCCGTCGGCAAGAGAGCGGCTCCCAGCGGCGCGCCAATACCTGTCGCCATGAGAGCAGCGCTAGCAAGCGCTGCTACCGGCGCGAACCAACTCTGCTTCCAGAACGGCGTGAACTGAGGCATGCCGGTGTGGGGATTGATGGTCGGCTCGCCCCAGTGTTTCCGAAGCTCATCGAACTCTTTTCGGTTGATGTGAACGATCAGCTCGTCGCCGCCGACGCCCGCATCGCGGACCCTGCGAGCCTCTGTCGCAAGACCGCCCTTGGCATATGCGCCGGGCTCTCGCGGAACACGGATCGCGATCGGCTTGGTGCCGACGCGCCCGCCCTTGTAGAACACGGACATTGGGTTGCCACGGAACGATGAATCGGCTGCATCGTTTGCGAGAGGGTTCCACTTCGCAGGGTAGTCTGGAGCATATGTCGTCATGTCAACCACCGGTTATGTCTACAGCTCGGATAAAGGCGAATGCCCATTCCAGCCAGTTGTCATAATTTGTGGGATTTGGCGGAGATTGCCGGCTGATATCCGGTATCGCGACCGCACCCAATGCCCATGTCTGCCAAAGCGCCGGGTCTTCCAAACGCCCAACCGTCCCGTAACGCTCCAAAGTATAGACCATTGAATCGGTCCAGTCAGTAACAGACATCCCGCGCGGGTCAATCATCCGAGAACCGTCCCGTCGCCGACATCAATGTGAGCAATGCACTGCCCCATTTGATAGTCGCCGCCGACCACGTTTGATTTGAAGATGAACCGCAGTTCGCGGCGAATGTCTTTGAAGAAGACGACCTGTTCAGGCAGCGTTGCAGCCGACGCCGTGAAGGTTTTCTCTTCGCTCACGACCTCCGGGGCGCGAGCGTTTGCCCGCCCGGATATCTGGACCGTCATGTCCCCAGACTGAACGAAGTCCGGCTCAATCATGACGCAGCGAAGCGACTTGTTCTTCGCGCCCTGCGGATCGGCGACGAGAGAAATGTCGGCCGTCTGGAAATAGCTCAGGATAGAGTTGACCAGAACGCCATCAAGCTCGTCGTAGCCGAACTCGTTCTGCCACAGCTTTGACTGGCTCGTAACCGGATCGACCTCAGCATCTGTCATAAACGGAAACTGATAGACCGAGACGAACTCTCCACAAGACCTGCCATTGCCCGGCAGTTTTGTGTCGTACCATGTGTTTTCGCGGATATTGTAAATCACAGCGTGGGTGCATTCGGTCGCGTCTCCGCGCGGATAGCACCACCAAATCTCGCCAAAGCGCGGCACTTTGTACGCGAAGACCTTCTGTCTTTGATTGTAGTTGAGGTTGTCAAAGAACCAATTCTGATTGAGCTGGTTCGGCACTTCTCGCACAACGCCGTTAAACTGCAGAAATCGATCAACGCCGGCCCAGAAGAAAATGCCGTCGTATTCAATCACCGACTGCGACGACAAGATCGAACTCTGCGACGTGATGGTATCGAACTGAAAGACGGGGTCGCCGCCAACGAACGTGCATCGAATGAGGCTGTCAAGGGACCAAAACAGGCCAGCCGGGGCATTGCCGGGACCGGAGCGCAGCGGAAGGGCGGCGACGATTTTCTGCCCGGTGATGTATCCGTCACCTGCGCCCGTGCTAGTCCAGTCGTCGGGATTCCCAGCAACACTCCATGCGACATAACCATTCGATCCGTACACAAAAGCGTAAGGAAAAAGGCTGATGACACCGCCGGAGACGGCGGGCGCGCTGTTGGCAATCAACGCCGTGGTTCCGTTGGAGAGACCCCAATAAACATTAGAAGTGGCCGAAGAATCAATTTCATGCAGATTTTTGCCGGGATGCGCGAGGATATAAGACCCCGGAGACACGCCAACTGAATCGAATTGATTGTCGAACGTCCAAAGATAGGCATCATCACCCGTAAAGCCTGCCGGTGTCCTGTCGTATTTCGCGACCACGACGCCATTGGTGTTTATCTCGAACTGCGTCAGATAGCTTTCGCTGCCAGCCACGAGATGAATGCGACCGTCTTCATTGTATGAGTTTAGGCCGCGACAGATTTGCGGAACCTCATTTGTGGTGGTTCGATAGCCGCCCATCTTGCGTGGCAATCCACGCTGGAACCTGCACCACTGCCCATCAACATAGAAGCCATTCTCAAAGCGCGTTCCGTCGCGCTTGATGCCGGGGAGCGACTTGATGATGTATGGAGATACGGGCATCAGCTCATGGCCACGATGAGAGACGTCGTTTCGTCAGTCGAAAACGTGTCGATAGCTGTCCTGACTGCAGCTGCATTCGCCGCAGTGAAGATGGCAATGCCGAGTGTGGTCCCACCCAGATTGATGAGCGCCCCCCCAGCCGTCGTTGCGCCAGTCCCACCGTCAGCGATTGTGATAGGGAATGCTCCGTTGAGCGTCTGCGCACTCACGACATCCGTCCCATTGCAGTACAGGATTGCCGCACTGCCGGGTAGAACAATAACGCCCGTTCCGGCAGACGTCCTGATCGTGACATCGAAAGAGCCGGTTGTGTTGTTTGTCATCCAGTATTGCTGAACGGTCGAAGGAACGATGACGTCCCTGTCTCCAGTGATAACGCCAATCAGATCGTAGGAGATGCGATTGAGTTCGAACCCGGACAGCGTGTAATTGCCAGAGCCTGCGATATCGATCTGGGTATAGTCAAACGTAAAGTCGGCGCTCTTGCCGAGGCCGATCGTGTAGAACGACGTTCCGTCGCAGATGATCGCAGCAGAATCGCCGGGATTCATCGTAAGCGTCGGTGCGCCGTTGATCGTCTCCGAGAGATACGGATTGATGGTGAGCGCACTAGATCCGCTGTTTCGGACGTAGATGAACCAATCGTTGCCGAGACCCTGTGCGCCATTAAGCGCGAGTGTTCCGCTTGCGCCGGTCCAATTAAAGACCCGCGCCCGATCATTTGTTCCAGAGGTGTAATTTGACGCCAGCCCCGTGACGGAGAGCGCTTGATTGAGCGTAGACGTGATCGCCTTGAGGCCAGCGCCAGCGATCGCGGCGACATTAGCATTCGAGAGCGATGATCCGAACTGATACGCGAACCACGTTCCGGCCGCCGTTGTGTTGGAGGTCATGTAGACCTGCCACAGCGTCCCCGGCATCACTGTCGCCACAGCGCCGTCGATGCTGTTCACAATGTAGAAGGTCGTCGAGCCGACATTGTTGAACAAAAGGCACTGTCCGGGGCCGGACTGGTTTGCGGCGGGGAGGAAAATCTTGCGATTTGATCCAGTCGAATTGACATCAATGATCCGGGCCGCAGCGACAGATCCGTCAGTTGGTGCATTTGTCTCTACTGGCCAAGACAGGACGACATTTGCAGCGCTGAGCGCGATTGTTTCATATGAAACATCCGACGGGTAGATGTTGGTGCCGCCGAAAACCTGCGTGTAGGTCGTCATTTATACCTCCGAACGGCGGGCAGAGCGGTCGAGAATCTTCGATAGGTCTTCGCCGTTTAGCGCCTGTGCGGCGCGATCATACATTGTTTGCCAAACCTGAATGCGCTCGTCGTTCTTGAGGAACGGTGTCGCCTCCAGAAGGGCTCCATAAAGCAAAACTTGAGGTGCGTAGTCAGTCAGCCAGTTCGTCTGATTGGCGTCATCAAGAAGCGGCAGAAGCTGATAGATCAGAACCTCAAACGGATAGGCGGCGTCTGGCGTCGGAGCCACAATCCAGTTGTTGTAATCGTACTCTGCGTAAAAGAGCGGAACGCCTGTTTGCTCTCTGTTCGGCCAGTATTTCCGCACATATTCGTATGATCGCGCAAAGAGTTGATTGTACTCGTTGCCTTGGTCACCGGTCCCGTAATTGAACGAAACCGTTGCCCTCCACCGATCTGGTTTTGGGTAAACCGCAAGGCCAGTCTGCATTGTCGATGTGACGACGTTGATAAGCCCCTCGACCTTCAGCTCGCGGGCAATCCGGCGCTCAGCTAGGTTGATCAGGCGCGGGATCTGCTCGTAGACGATCTGGTCTCCGGCCAACGTGAAGCCGCGCTCAAGATAGCGCCGCATATCCTCCTTTAGGGAGTTGAACGTCATTGCCTCAGCCATCACGCGCCCTTGGAGAATTTGTCATAAGCTCGCGCCAGTTTAACATCATAAGCGTTTTTCGCATAGCCGGGGCCGTTGTAGCCACGGGCGACCTTCGCCCAGTTTCTCGTCATTAGGGCATCCTGCAGGCCGGAAGCCCGCAGAAAAGCGGCCACCTGCCGGAGTTGCCCCGCCTCCGAATCCATGGCCTCATTCACCATGGACTGGACAGACGGCTTGCCGATCATTCGGTAATTGAAGCCCATGATCTGGCCCAGACCCCACGATGTCGACAGAAGAGCCGCGTCCTCATTGATGGCGCATGCGCGCTCGATCTCTTTGTAGACGGCGTCCGAGCCTTTTTGATACGGCTTTTCGCCCCACTTGGGGTATGCGAGGCCAGCGGCGACGGCCTCAGCCTGCTGGTCAGGCATGGGCTTCAGGTTCCGGTAGAAGTGATGGCGCTCAAAGAGCGCTTTAGGCCGGCTTGCCTTGTCAAAACCTGAACCGGCGGCCTCGACCTCAAGGACCGCCCGGAAAGCAGCAGGCTCAACCTTTAAATCTGCCGCGACCCGGTCGATGTCGGCCGGCGTCGCCTTGAGGGCCGCGCCGACAAAGTTCATCTCGCGACACCCTTGATCTTCTCATATGTGCGCAAGCCACCGATGCCGAGCATGGCGAAGACCAGCTGCCACAGCGTGTCGTCGAGCTTGGGCGGCGTTGCCAGCTTGAATCCGGCGGAGAGCGCGATCCACATCATGAGCGGCGTCAAGACGTACTGGTAGGCCAACGCGGCCCCGCAGCACCACCCAATGAAGGGGCGCCAGCCGGCAACGAACAAAGACGAACTGGCCGCTTCCACGGCGTTGACGTCGGTCTGGTTCTTGTCCCACTGCTGCAGGGAGTTGCGGAGTTCCGTCTCGGCCTTAGCTTTTGCCGCCGGGTCAGGAATGAACTTGTCGAGGACTTTCAGTCCCGCCGCGATGGCGTCGTCGATTCCGAAGCTCATGGCTTGTCCGCCTTTTCATCAAGTTTGTCGTAAATGCGCTTGAACATATCTTCGATGCGCGTCATGACCTTGTCGAAGTCACTTTTGCTGACGTAGCTGGTTGGGAGCGCGACTTCCAGCTTCTGGAGATCAGCCCGAAGCGCCTTGACGGCCCCCCACAATTCACGCGCCGCCCAGCCGACGCCCGCCATCACGATGCCGCCCAGAACATTGATGACAGTCTGTGTGTCCATTAGCGCAAAACCCTTCTAATCAGGCAAGTTCAAGCGCAGCTATGCGGGCTTTTGCATCGTCAAGCTGTGTTTTGAGTTCCTGAACGGCCTTGATAAGAATCGGCACAAAAACACTATACTTAACGCCTTTGATGCCATTTTTGTCGGCCACCACCAACGATGGGAAAACAGTTTCAAGTTCTTGAGCTACAACACCAATTTGCTTTATCTTTGCGTCATCGTTCTTGAAGTTAAAGTTGCGGACTTGAACTTTCAAAAGGTCAGGCAACTTTGGTGTTGCATCTTCAATGTTATCCTTCAAAGATACGTCAGATATTCCGCCGTAGCTATTGTTAGCATTTTGGATATCTCCATTCCCAAAAATGAGAATGTTATTTGCTGTAATAGCCGATCCGTTTCCACTTTGTCCAACGAAATGATACCATCCGGTCCCTGATGCAGTGACCGACCGACTTTGATACATGGCTCCGGTATAGCTGTTAATTGAAAGCCCATCATAGGCGCTCAAAGTCGTTGTGTTAGGCGAAGAGCTTATTCTTGCAACGGGCGAACTCGTCCCAACCCCCACGTTGCCGCTGGAGTCGATGCGCATTTTCTCGTCGCCAGTTGCCCAATTTGCGGCGTCTGCATTGCTGTCGTTATAAAAAACGAGCGAACCTTTCCCATTTGCATCTTGCCGCAAAAGTCCTATAGCGGCCTTTGTATAAGTCGTGTCAGAAGCAAACTGAATCCCACCAATACCCGTATTTCCGTTGTAATTGATTGCAGTAATGCCAGCAAAACCAGTTGTATTAACCCCCAACGCGGCAAATTTACTCCAGCTAGACGGCGAACTCGTCCCGATTCCCACGTTGCCGGAGCTGTCGACGACGACTCTCTGCGTGGCGTTAGTCGCGATCGACAACTCGTTTGCAGCGGATCGATAAACACCTGTGTCCTGATCGCCAAGGAACGAGTAGGCTGGGACTGTGGCGGAGCCCTGCTGAGCGAGGGACTGCTTACTGTTCTGAGCGGACGAAGTCATCAGGTGATCTCCAGAACAGAGACGGAGACGTCGACAGCAGCGGCGGCTGTGACCGTAATGCTGTTGCCGGTCAACAGGACAAGCCTGTTGTTGTTCGACAGGACAGCGATATTCGATGCGGCGGGCAGCGGAGCAGAAGTGAGAAGGTTGACGGTCGTCGCGCCCTTCACTTCGCTCACGGTGACCGTGGTGTCAGATCCGGCGTCGTTGGCGATGATGAGGCCAACAACGACAGACGTCGTAGCTGCCGGGGCGGTGTAGACTGTGGTGACGGTCGTGACGTTATTCGCCACTGCATTCGTAAAAGTCTGGGCCATGGTCAGCTCCTGTCGTGGCGCATTCTATCCGATTACGCCGCTTCGTCCAAACAGGACGATGTGACGAAATCCAAATTTTTCCTCAAGCGCTCATCGTCTGGTTCTTTCTCAAGAGCGAGACGCGCCTGCTGGATCGAGATGTCCTTAAATCCAAGGTGCCAAGCCGCGATGCTGGCGAGGTCGTGCGGCCACGCGCCCCATACGGACGGGTCGCAAGTGTAGACCAATGCCCGGTCAACCACCTTCAGAGCCCGCATGGAGTGCAGGTAGCACTCCTCCCACCGGCTCTGCCGGTACATCAGCATGGCCAGTTCACACCACGGCTCCCGCGTGTTTGGGGCCTCGGCGGCGGCCAGCGTGTACCACCGCTCGGCGGCGTGCGTGTCGCCCTTCTCGGCGTGGCACTTGCCCAGCAAGCGCATGGCGTAGCAGCGCTCGTTTTGATTGCTGGCCGCTTTCATGTCGAGATACTTCGTCAGCGCCGCGATGGCTTCATCCCAGCGCTGGTAGAACGTCAGTTCTCTGGAATAGTAGAAGAAATGCGTCGGGTCGCGGTCGTCTTCCTTCACCGCCGCCTCGAGCAGCTCCATGTACTGGCCACGGCTCTTCGTCGGGTCGGGAAGGTGTTTCACGAGAACTTTGTTCGACCATACGCACGATTCCGTGACGCGCGGGTCGAGGCGGATGTCTTCGTGGCACGGGTGGTGCCAGTGGTATCCGTGGCGGCTGTGGATCTTGCGGTATGGGAATGTGATGCCGCAGCCCCAGTCGAACAAGTACCATAGATTGGTGGTGTCCGGCTTCCAGAGCGCCTCAATTTCCTCACGCCAGCCCGGCTCCAAGACCTCGTCGATGTCCAAGGATATGCAGACATCCACATCTCCCGGCACGAGCGCCAGCGCAGCGTTGCGCGCCAGATCGAAGCGCCACGGGCGAATGTGGATGTCATAGACGGTCGCGCCACAGGTGCGCGCCAGATCGCGCGTGCGGTCAGTCGAGCCGGTGTCCGCAATCAGGATGACATCGGCGTCCTTCGCGGAATCGCAAAAGCGTTCCACGAACTGCTCCTCATTCTTGCTGATCGCGTAGACAGCTATTTTCACCCATCACCCCATTGCGACTGCGTAAATCACCGAATTGAGATCCGGCCCCGTTGGGCCAGTGGCTCCAGTCGGCCCGGTAGGGCCAGTCGCACCAGTGAGGCCGGTTGGTCCAGTCGGCCCGGTCGGGCCAGTGAGGCCGGTTGCGCCCGTAGGCCCAGTTGGACCCGTAGGCCCCGCAACGGTCGACGCGGCGCCCGTGGGCCCCGTGGGACCGGTCGGGCCGATTGCCCCGGTCGGCCCCGTGGGGCCTGTGGGCCCAAGCTGGGTGTACATGACCTGCGTCAGGGTCGCGATGACGGACGGGATCGCCGGATGAATGCTAGCGGCGGCGGCAGAACTTAGCTGGATCGCGGTGCTGTCCGTCGACCACATGATCTCAAGATAATCGTTCGCGGCGAGCGTCAGAACCCAATTCCACGCCGGTACAGAGTATTTAGTCGACGAAGTGATGGTCACCTTGGTGTTGGAGTCGGTGACGTTGACGCCGTTCTTGCGGAGCCAGATGTCGACCGTCTTGCCGGAGCCGCCGCCGCCCGTGTCCTCAAGCTGCGCCGAGAACTGCAGGTCGTAGACGCCGGCATAGCCAACAGTGATTTGCTTGCCGCTGACGATTGACACGCCATTCGCTTCCGCAGTCACGCCGAGCGCCATGGGGTAGGCGGTATTGATGACCGCCGCCGTCTGCGTGGTCTGATCGTAAAATGATCCGTAATAGCCCAGCGCGCCGCCCGCGCCAGTTGTGCCAGTCGCGCCCGTGGGGCCGGTCGGTCCCGTCAATCCCGTTGCGCCTGTCGGCCCCGTAGGCCCGGCCACAGTAGAGGCAGCGCCTGTCGGGCCTGTCGGGCCAGTCGGACCAGTTGGGCCGGGAACGGTTGAGTTTGCGCCTGTCGGTCCCGTGGGGCCTGTTGGCCCAGTCGGCCCTGTCGCGCCCGTGAGACCTGTCGAGCCTGTCGGCCCTGTAGGGCCTGTAGGCCCGGTAGGGCCTATGTCACCCTGCGGCCCGGTCGGACCTACGTCGCCTTGGTCGCCCTGAGCGCCTGTGGGGCCCGTCGGCCCGGTGGGGCCAATGGATCCTGTCGGGCCTGTCGGGCCGGGCACAGTCGAGGTCGGGCCGGTCGCACCGGTGGGGCCAGTTGGGCCTGTGGGTCCAGTCGGGCCCACCACAGTTGAAGCTGCCCCGGTCGGCCCGGTGGGGCCGGTTGCGCCTGTCGGTCCTGTAGCGCCGATCGCGCCGGTCGGCCCGGTCGGGCCCGCTATGCCCTGCGCGCCCGTGGGCCCAGTTGGTCCGACGTACTGGAGAAATTGTCCGAAATTCGCCCGCTTGGTGAGACCGGCCTGAACAATGATCAGCGTGTCTGTCGAAGTCGGCGCGCTTGCCAGCGGCAGCTGCGTGATCTTCGTCGGAATGAGATTGGTTGGCGTCTTCGGGTAAACTGTCATGGCACCAGATACCCGTCGCCCTCTTCACCGAGGATGAATAGGTCGTCATCCTCAGAGATGGTACCCAGCATGTTCAGCGCGATGTTCGTGTCCGGCCTTGGGTGGAACAGATTGATGCGCTCTGGCTGCCGGGCAGCGAGCCTGTACGGATCGAACTGATCCTTGTCCTCCTGACAGACGTATAGCCCCGGATAGTTCGGGTCCGATTCAAGATCATCAAGCGACATCTTCCTTGAGCAGCGAGCGCAAATGCCGATGCCGAAGGTCGATTTGCCGCGAGGATCGAGAAAGATGCTCATCGTGTGTACGGGCTGATGTTAGGTGCAAAATAGATCGGCGAGTTGTCGCGTTCTTCGTCCTGAGCGACCTTCAAGGCTTCATCAGCCGTGGTCTTGATGAGGCCGAGGAGATTCATGTCGAACTCTGGCATCTCCATAGCGAGCCGCCACGAAAGCTGCCAGACCACGGGCTCGTACCAGCGCTGCGGGATATCAAGCTCGTCTGTCAGCGTGCCGACATCCATGATATAGCGCTGCTTCCAGATTACGAACTGGCCGAACATATTCGTCGGATCAGTCACCGGCCAAATCTGCATGGTCGGATAGTTGCGCGATCGATTGAACCAGTATTGCAGCGGGCGACCCTGAAAGGTTTTATTCGGGAGATTCGTCCAGTCGTCGCGATTCATACGCGCAAGCGGGATTTCTGTCGGGGTGTTGGCCGCGTAGAGTTCGGTGACGTTGAGCGTGTTGCCGCCCGTCTCGCGCATGCGGAAGTAGTTGACTGGCTGCTGGCCGTCAATGTCGTACCATTGCCATTTGCCAGCGGCGTATGACGTCTCCCCCGGCGCCAGCGCTGTCGTCCACGTCACGCCATCATCTGACCATTCAAACACGATCGTGAACAGCCCCGTGGTCGCCATCATGACGCCGACGGTCGTGACCTGAACCTGAGACTGTGGATTGTTGATCGGATCAGCGCCGATGTAGGCGATCATCAAATTGCCATTCGGCGCTGTCTGCGCGCACGACGTGTCGAGATCGCCATCAAAAGCGTACGTCACAATGCCGCCGGCGGATGAATACTGAACCGGACCATTTTGGCGCGACAGCCAGCGGAAGTTGGCGTTCAGGATGTCCATGGTGCCGAGCGATGGCGTCACGACAGCCTGACCAACGTAGAGAGGGAGGATCTCGCGTTCGATGCACCAGAGGGGCACGCCCTGACTTCCAAGAGACGAGAGCTGCAAATAGAGGTTGTCCGTTGCAGTCTCGATCATCTCAGACGTGATGCTCTGGGGCAGGATTCGGCAGCGCCGGTAGGCGTGATCAATCACCTTCCGGGTTTTGAAAACTGTGGTCGAAACGGTCCCAGAGACGGCCATATCAACACTTCACCTTTCCGCCCTTTTTCATGACGGCCGGCGATGCTTCCGGGCGCGCCTGCGTGGCCGCCTTTGCCATCGCCGCACGGATTGCTCCGACATCCGGCTTGCCGGGGCGCATGCGGCTAACGCCGACCTGCTGGCCCATGGAAGGCGACTGGATCATCGGTGCGCGCGGAGCCACCGGCACATCGCGGGAGCGGTTCATCATGGGCGGGCGCTGAGCCATACCCATACCCATACCCATGCGCTGCAGAGGCGACTGCGGAGCGACCGCAACGCCGCCGTCAGCGTATTGTGTCTTCTTCTGACCCTTCAATGATGCTTCGACCGCGTTTGACTTGGCCATCTGGACCTTCTGAGCCATGCCGCCAGCCTTGAAGCCTTTCATAGACTGCTGCTTGTCGTGCTTCTCGTCCAGCTTAGATTTTTCCCACGTTTCCATCGACATGCCGTGCTTCTTCGCCAGCTTGCGATCCTGCGCGAGATCGGTCTTCGAGTGCTCCCACTCTTCGTGAGATACCTTGCCGCCCTTGGCCTTCTTGGCCTTTCCAGCTTCGCTGAGAGCAATGGCGACGGCCTGCTTCGGGTTGGTGACCTTCGGGCCCTTCTTCGAGCCGGAGTGCAGCTCGCCGGCCGAGAACTCTTTCATGACCTTGGCGACCTTGCCGCCCTTGGCGTAGCCGCGCTCAAGGCGAGACATGTCTTCGTCGGAATAGGTCTCCTCGACCGGCACCGTCGTATTGGGCAGGACGGCCTTGCGGCGCTGCTTCTGCCGAATGCTCTGACGCTCACGGTCGCTCAGCGGGCCGCGCTCGAGATCCTGCATGTATTCTTCTTCGCTTTCGTACTGACGCGCCGCGCCGCCTTCGGCCTTCTTCATTGGGCCCTTGGTGGGCTTGCCGATGCCGATCATGACCATGAGGCCGGGCGCTTTGGGAGCCTTTGCGGGGCCGCCCTTGGCGAGCATCTGCCCCGTCACCTTGTTGGGCGCGCTCTTGGTGAAACCGGAAGCGGAGGGGAATTCGAAGTCCTTCACATAACGGATAGCCATGTCATTGCTCCTTGCGGCGAGCGGCCGCAGCATTGTCGACAAGATTCGGATAAGGCCGCCCGGCCACCTTGGCGCGGGCCTTCGCGGCGGTTTTCTGCTTCGGAGAGAGCTTCTTGCTCTCGCCCTTGAAAGATTTCTCCCAAAATGGTTCCAGCTTATTTTTCATCAGCAGTCCCATTTCCGAAGCGACTTGTTGATGCGGGAGTTTGGATCGCGCGCGGTCTCGGAGGACGTGAGCTTTTCTTTCATGCCCTTCATGCGGGCACAAAACGAATCTCGTCGTCCCGCAGCCTTTGGGCTTGACGCCGCCTCTTTTGCAGAGACGGGGCGCTTGATGTCGTGGCCTTGAGCGCGGAGAGACGCGCGCCCCTTCTCGTTCAGACCGCCCTCGGGATCCTTCCCCTCAGTGCGCGTCCAAGCGCCTCCCGTTTTATAGACAGGAGTCGCGCCGCCCTTGGCCATACACCAGCGCCCCATGCGTCACCCGTAGGTTTTAATGCACTCGAGAACAATCGTGTACATGTCACCGTTGCCTGCGTCAGACGTGGTGAACGCAATGTTCCCAGTCTTGCCCGCGCCAGCATTGTTGGTGAGGCCACCAAAAATCTCAAAGTCCATGAAATAATTGGTGTTTTGCGGAAGCATCCACGTCAAAAGGTCCGTGGTTGCATCCCACAAAATACGAACTTCCAAGCCGTGTGTGGTAGCCCAGATCTTGTTGATCTTCACGCCAGAGCAAGCGATGCCCTGAAAGTTGGGCGCAAGGTCTGCCACGATAACCTTGTTGACGCCGGCCTCGCCCGTGCCGTCAGAGATGTTCGTGAATTTCTGAATCACAAGGCGCTCGCCATCAAGCAGCGTCTGTGTAGCAACTGTATCGGCCATTGGTCCCTCCTAAAGAAAATGAGGGGAGCCGAAGCTCCCCTGCTTATTAGGCGGGGATGACGCCGATCGCGCCCGTCTGCGTGGCATTCGGGCCAGCCTGAATGGCAGTCAGGCCGATCGCAATGACCAGCCGGCGCGAGCCGTTTGCCGCACTCGTCGGGGCGAAGGTGCCTCGGACATCGCCGGTCGCATTGGTCGCAGGCGACGTGGCGTCTGCAGCGACGAACGTACCGGCGTTGTCGGCGACAGCGCCGGCCCAGCCAGTGCGCAGGAGATATCCAGCATCAGTGACCTTGTAAGGCAGGCCGAAGACGTCGCCGTTGCCGACCGAAAGATTGCCGGTGAGCGCCGCCGAAACAGCGGCTGCGGTGATAGTCTTGAAAGCCTTCAGGCCGACCACAGTGGTGGTGCCGTTAAGCGAAATAAGTTCAGTCTGCGCCTGACCCCAATAGTCGGTGCCAGTCACAGTCACGGTCTGGGTCGTGTCGCCAACATTCGATGAGACCGCAGAAACGACACGCACGGCATCGAAGGTCGCGACGCCACCGGATGCGGACGCGCCATCGATGGTCGCGTTGCCCGCGCCAGCGACTGCCTGCGCGGCGCAGACGGCCGTGGCAGATTTGGTGGCGGGGACGGTGTCAAAGATGTAGACGCGGCCGAGGGGGCCAACGCCTGCGAAAACTGCGCCGGGACCGGCCCAGCCCTGAGACTGCGGGCCGTTAGCGGAACCGAGCCAAAGGTCGTCTGAATACTGCGGCATGGGGTCTTCTCCTTGAAAAGCATGACCAGCGCCATTCTAGTACAAATGGCTGCAAAAGAAAAGCGGAGGCGTTTCCGCCCCCGCTTCCTGTTTTGTGCGAAACGTCAATTAGACGCCCGGCGTGCCGAAGACCGCGCGAGGGTCGGTCCAGCCGAGGTCATAACGCTCGGTGCTCTTGAAGCGCATCGAATCGGTCTCGAAGTCGCCTTCCATGCTCTTCTCGAGCGGGCGGCGCATCATCAGCTTCAGACCTTCCGGCGCATCAGTCTCGACCCACCAAGCGGTGGTCGAGGTCAGACGCGACAGGTTGGCCTGACCGCCGTCAAGGAGGCCCATCGACTTCACCGGGTTGATGTCGTTGTTGCCCGTGCCAGCGCGGAGGACGCTCTTGAGGAGCACTTCAGCCTGAAACACGTTCGACGGCGACACCACGAGCTTCGTCGGATTCAGACGGATACGCTTGCCGTTGTTGTCAACGGCGTTGCGGATCTGAATGAGGATCTGCTCGAGCGAGGTCTGCGACAGCGCGGCGGCGGTCGAGAGCTGGTTCGAGAAGGTTCCGTTGATGATCGGGTGGTCTGTGGCGACCAGAGACTTGCCGTCGCCGCCTGCATACGCACCATTGAAGGCGCGGTTCAGGATGTTGGCGGCATTCGTCTCCTTCGTCTCGACCAGAGACTGGGCGAGATGCTTGGCGTAAGTCTGGCCGATACGGATGTGGTCACCGTCTTCGACAAGAACCTTGGTCAGCGCGAAGGCAAGGCCATAGACCTTGTACTGGTAGCGCTTGATGAAGAGCACACCACCGGACTGGTAGGTGACAGCGGTGCCGTCCGGCAGCTCAGGCGCAGCGCCAAAGCCAAAGAGGACGGGCTCTTCATGGTAGTTACGCGGAATGCCGCGTTCTTCCCGGAAAACCTGTTTCCATTCGTCTGCGCGCTGGTCGTAGACGCCGTCGAAGGCCTCATTGAGAATGGGCTCGACAATGGACCGGAAGTCCGTACTGCGCATCGGGGTAGCCATGTGCGGAACTCCCTATCAGAATGGGTTCTGGGTTGAAACGAACTGATGCTCAGAGATCTGCACCTGAACGATCGTGTAAGCATCGCCGGCGGAATTACCGATATCCGGGGCAATGCCGACAACGCGGAGCTGCGCGGCCGTGCTCGAAGACGTGGTCGCACTGATGGTGCAGGTTGAATAACCCAGACCATTTGAGTTCGCCACGTTCGTGAAGTCAGCCTGCTGACCCACTTCCGACTGCGTGATCGAGCCATCGGCCTGTATCTCGTAGACGAGATAGGGATCAGACGTGTAGTACGCGATGATTTCCGTCGCGGCTACGTTTGCAGGCCAACTCGGCGAAACCACCGGACGCTGCGCGCCAGAGGGCAGATACTGGCAACCAGCGAAGGCGCCGATGAGGCGTTCGCCTGCAGCAGCCACTTCAATCGTGCCATTCGAACCAATCTTCACGGGCTGGCCCGTAAAGATGTCGGTGTTGTAGCCGGTCGCAATCGTACTAGCGACCGGACGGATAATGCCAGACGGGCTGTAGGCCGCGCGCATACCGAAGGGAGCATTGGTCGAGGACATTCTCGATTCCTTTTGCTAGGTTAGGGGAACCCACTCCTATTCGAAAATTGGAGCAGGCGGCTCTTCGCGCATGCTTCTCATACCCTCGTCCTCAATCATGCGTGTCTTCGAACCACGGGCGCGTTCGCTCATTGAATCCATTTCAGTGGTGATTCTCTCCTCCTCACGCAGTGGCGCATCGTGATGCGCTTCTTTCATGAGGCGGAAATAGAGACGATTCGGCAGCTTGGCCGCAATCATTTCATTCACACCGATCAGGCCGGCATACTCGCCGGTCTTGAGAGAGACGTATTCCCAGCCCGGAACTTCTTCAGGCTTCACCGGCTCGTATCCGAGACGGAAGCGGCCCTGAATGGGGTCACGCGGGTTGGTAGTGGTCAGCCAGCACACATGATAACCGGGGATTTCCGGTAGATCAGGCAGTGCGCTTTTGAAGAAAGAATCACGAAACATCGCAACACGGTCATCGTCGGAAAGCTCTCGGCTTTCAGTTGCGCTGCGATCATCCATCGCGCGGCTGCGGCGACCCATGTCAGGGACTTTCTTGATGCGTTCGTCGTTACCCAAGTTCATAGCTCGCTCCAATTTCAGCGTGCAGCTTTCAATTCACGATCCGCTTCCGCATAGCGCTTCATCATGCGCTGACGTAGAACGGGATCATCCCAGTAACCAGCATCCTTCATCGCTTGAACACGATCGGCGCTGACAAAAACCTTCTTAGATCCGGGCGCACTTAGTTCTCGCCCGCCACCGACGGGCGGCCCGCGCCGCCCCTGCTGCGTAGGAGTATAGTCCGAATCGTCGTCATCTGCAAAGCGGTGCGGAAGGCGCTGCGCCAGACGGCGATTCAACTCGCTCCAATAGCGATCCGTGCCCGGATTGAGGCCTTCCGCCACGAGAGACGAGTCGACTGCCTTGGCAACCAAACTATCTTCGTCAGATCCGTTCGGGTTAAACCAGCGGTTATCCGCTGCCCACCGATGGGCAAGCTGGTTGACCTCCGGGGCCTGCTGCATCGGGCGCGGGGCGTCAAAACCCTGTTTTGCGCGGTTAATTTCAGCAGCCTTCGCCATGGCGTGATCACGCTGACGAAGCAGTTCCGGGACGCGGGCTCCGTCGCCGATCTCAATCGCCTTTGCGAGTTGCTGCTCAGCTACCTGAACAGTGCCTATGGCCTGCCGGTAGCCAAAATCCAGATTTCCTCTCTGGGCGCTCAGCGTATGGGTTTCGACCGCTTCAAGGCGCTGTAGCAGCAGATTGTTCTGCTGTTTGAGAAACTCCATGTCCTCGCGCGTCTTGTCGCGGGCGTACCGCTGGCGCTCCTTCTGGGTTTTACGTTCATTTCTCCGCAACTCGCGGCGAGCCTCTTCATCGTCCTGAAGTTCTTCCGAGAGACGTACGTCTACCTCTTCGCCGCTTTGATTCTTGGCGCCTTGATCTTCATCGTCCAAAGGCGGGTCGCCCTCAATGACTTCGTATTGTTCAGCTTTTTCAGTGCTGTTCATCATCCCCTCCTCAGACAGAAGCCTTGAACCCAGACGGGTCGTCGATAGCGCCGATGACGTTCAGATCGTCAAAAATGGCGTACTGGACAGCGTCGTCATACGATTCAACGTCGGCCGGAACCTTGCGCTCAAACCGAACGCCGCCGTACTTCGGGACGAAGACGAATTGTCCGGGCTGGCACCACGAGCCTTCGGGCCACGATTCCATCGTGTTGCGGTTCTTGTAGGCCAGTGGGCCGATTGCGAGGACCATGGCGACCTGAGTGTTGTCGCGCTCGGTATCTTGCGCGTTAACGGTGAGGATGATGCCGCCATTGGAAACAGATCGCGCGGCGCGGATCTGAACCAGAACCCTTGATCCGAAAGGCTTGACGCCCGGATCGACCTTGGGAAAGAATTTATTCACTGTATGCTGCTGTGACACGACGTCGTTTGTCATGTTCCCGCTCCTCTTCACCGTCTGCCAAGGTCTCCTCAATAATCGCAATTGCGCGACCCAGACCTGCGTAAATTCCAGCCCTGCGCCCGTATTCGAAGATCGAACCGTCGCCGGGTTGCTCCATACTCTCGTGCGCCACTCGAGACTGTGCCTCGAGCAGCTTCTTGATGATGATCTCCATCATAAGAGGAACTTATTCCTTCCCCTTGAAGGGCGCAAGTTTGCTCTGCGCCCGACGGTCGGTGTTACCCGAAAGATTTTTGTGGATGCCGTAGCTCTTGTGCGGCTCCACCATGTCGCCGGTCATATTCTTCGACGCGCCGGCGGGCGGATTGTTGACGGGCAGCCCCATGGCGAGGCGCTTATGCTGCGGGAGAAGATTGGTGTCCATTGTGATCCTCACGGGTTGATGCCACGGCCTGTAGAGTACGGTGTTTTAATGCCCTGCTCGGCCTCAAACACGGCAAGTTCCTTTGCGGTGAGGTTGTCCTCACGATTGATGGCGAGGCGAGCCTCGACGTCGATCTGCTTCTCCTGCAACTTGCGCTCGCTTTCCTGCTGGCGCAGCTGCATGTCGGCCTGCTTGGCCTGCATGCTTGCCTGATCTGCCGCCATCTTGCGCTGCAGTTCTCCCTGCAGGATCTGTATAGTGTCGTCAGGCGGCTTGGGCGCGAGCTGCGCCATGGTCTGCATGGCAGCCTGTATGACCGGCGGAATCCCGGACATCGCATTGGTGATGTCGCCCATATATCTCTGAGACGCCATTGCAAGCGTCCGATCCAGTTCTGCCGACACCTGTTCGTCTTTTTTCTCGAGGAAAGAATCAAGCGGGATGCCGACAATCTTGCTTGTCTCTTCGTAGATGTACATCGCGTACCAATACACAATGTGCTCTTTGATGTGCTGCAGCGCGCCCGGAATGAAGACGGGACCGATCAGCGCGCTCATGCCGAACATCGGGCTCTGCAGATAATCCAGATGGACCTGCAGGTGCGCCAGATGGTCCTGCATCGGGAATGCCGCGACAGGCCGGCCCAACGTCAGCGCAAGGTTTTCGTTCACCGCGTTGAGCTCGATCGGCTCCGGCCGCTTCTTGAGCAGGGACTTGTAATCCGGAACCTTCAGCTGCGACAGGATCAGCTCTTCGACCTTGTAGGGCTCGTAGAGCGCCGGCATCGCCTGCGAGCGCTGGGCAACGGCCTGCACTTGCGCGAATCGCTGGGCTTCGGAGAAGATATTCGGGTCCGAGACCGGTATGACGTCGATCACGCCCCTGAAGTCTTCGGCCTTGCACATATCCTCGCCGCAGACCTTTTCAATGTACTGGTCGGTCAGGTTCTTGGCGTTGAGGCGATGCAGCACCTTGAGCGTCATCTGCATCGCATTGTGCAGGCGGGCATGGATCGCCGAGAAGACGGTCATGCCCTGTTCCATCAGCGCCAGCGTGGTGCCGACCGGCTGATTAGGGTTCTGGTCCTGCATCTTCTCGAACGTCGTGCGGACGACGCCCCGCGCAGATTCGGTTACGAATCCGAGAAGCTGGTACAGAACAGCATTTGGCGGATTGAACGGCACCGCCATGGCGATCTTGCGGATGTCGTCGACGCCGACGCCGCCTTCAATCTCTGTGACCTGCGTCGGCTCAATTCGATCAGATTGGCCGCCCCGGCTGCCTCCCTTTAGCTTCAGCATGCCGGGGAAATTGTTGATGTGCGCGCTGTCCAGAAGGGCGCGCAGCGCGCCTGTCGCCGCAGCCGACAGCGAGCCGATCATGTGCGGCAAGCCGATTGGATACGCGCCGCGCCACCGCACGAACGGGAACTCGATGATGTGGATCAGTTCTTCCTGATTTTCGTCTTCAGGATCCCAGTTCCTATAGACCGACAGCACTTCCTTGGTGGTGTGGTCAATCGTCACGATGTATGGGGCGAGCCCAAAATTGTCCTCAAAGTCGAGGTAGCAATAAATTTCGAAGACGGTGCGCAGGCCGTCCTCATTGTAGGACGTCTGCTCGCGTCCTTCGATCCTGTTGTTGGCCTTCTGAGGCCCCGTCAACTCAGGCTCTTGCGGCGCCACCAGATTGATGTTGCGATACATGCCGACGTTGGCGCGCTTTTCGAACTCCATCTGCGTCAAGTATTGGACGTGAGTTTTCCGCCCGGCGCTGTAGAAGCTCGTCGCGCTGTAGGGCAGGTAAACGTCGTCGATCGGGATGAAGATCGCCACCGGGCGGTTCTTCTGTTCGTCCCAAATCATCTTGAGGTACTGCGCACCGCCAAGGGGAACTTGCGTCAGCAATTGTTCCATTTCGGGACGGAACTCGGTCATCTGGTGCGTGAGCTGCCAGTTCATGAACCGCTGCTTGCGTTTAGCCTTCTCTACTTTCTCAACCGTAATCTCTCCCGGAATATGTTCCTTCACAGGACCATTTGCAGGAAGCAATTCCTTTCCAACACGCGACGAAAAATCAACACATGCTTCAGTCAGCATGGGGTGGACGACCTTGGAAGCGCCCTGAAAGTTAGCTCCACCGGGCGCGTCATTGCCAAGCCCGGTGCGGCGCAATCCTTCTTCGTATTGCTTGTCGCGCAGCGAGCGCGCTTCCTTGTCGCGCTCAATGAACTCGAGCAGCTGCGACGAGATATTCATCATCTCGGAAGAGGCCATGTCCTCCGCGAGGTTGATGTAGAACTCGGCCATCTCGTCCTGCTCGGCATCCTCTGGCTCGTCCAAGGTAACGACAGCGGATCCGTCGTCGTTTTCCTCGACGTCAGGTTCTCCACCTTCCATCTCGAGTTCGAGACCTTCGCCCTTTTCGTCTTCGTCCATGGATTAGCCTCTGAGCCCTGAAAGTCCGAGAGAGTACCTCAAATTTGGGTTTTGCGATATCGGAGCAGGGACGGGCGCTGCATTGGTGTTGCGGGCGCCCAGCGCCTGAAGCGGGCCGCCAAACGACGGCGCGGCCGCAGCCGGCGCAGGCGCCATCGGAGACGCATGCGGCACATCCGAGCCGTAAGAATCGTACGGCGTCAGGCCGGGCGGTGCGGCGATTGCCCCCACAAGGCCTTGGCCATCGGTGTATGCCATTGTCGGCATGCTGGCGACCATAGGCTGCACCGGCGCTCCCTGCGCGCTGACCAGCCCACCGTCGGCGAAGTAGGCATCGGCGTCAAAGTATCCGCCGTGGGCGGCGTACGGTGTCGGTGTCCTGTTTGTTTGGTAGAATCCAAATTCAGGATTGTTCCGCTCGGCATAGTGAAGCCAGTCGATGAACTGCCTCGGCAGTATTGGGTTCTGAACAGGCGTCTCGGTCAGCGGAGGCTTCCCGGTGGGTCTCGTCGGCTCCCGGTCCATAAGCTCCCGAGGGGTTTCTTCAACGGTCGGAACGAGCCCCGTCGGCTCGACCCAGCCCGGCTCTGTGCCGCCCGAATCGTAATAGACGTCCGAACCAGAAAGGTCAGGCTCTACCGCAACAGGACTGACTTCCTCTGTCGTGGAAGGGATGTCGGCTGGAGGCGTTAGCGGCCCCTCGGGAGGGGGGCCTGCCCTTCCAACCGTAAGAGGAGGCGCGCCCTGATCCTGATTGGTCTGATAACCAAACTCAAACGGATCAAGCTGGCTCGCATTGTATTGCTGTTGAAAAGCATTCCAGTCGACAGGCGTTTGCGCTTGCGTAGGCGTTCCGCGAATATCCAGCGACCTAGCTTCGTTGACAAGATCATCCGGCACGTTCAGGCCAAACTGATTTGGGTTAGAGGCTATCCTTCCTTCAAGCGCTGCAGCCAGATTGTTGTACTGCTGCTGGGTCATTTGCCCGGTTGGGATAGGTGGCCCGTACTCTACCGGCTGAATCGCTGGAAGATCGTCGGGCCTCGACGGAGGCAACGGCACATCAGCATATGTCGGACCAGCGGGAACAAACGAAGCACCGGTGAACGGGCCGGTATTTATTGGTTCTCCAGACCAATTTACCTGAGAGGCGGGGGTAAGTGACGCGCCGTTTGTTATAAATCCGGGATCAAATGCAAAGGACGCCGCCAGCGACCCCAAGGGGGACGATGATTGCCCCGGGCTTGTGGCATTGATCCCGAGCGCAGCATCCCTTGCCGCTTGATCAGCGAGGAATTGATCTAGACCTCTTTCAGCCGCAGCCTGACGCTCTCCCTCGCGAGCATTTTCCGCCTGAAGGGCGGCCTGCTGCGCTGCGTTCGAACGACTTCCAGTTTCAAAAATAGTCTCGCTTAGGAGCGCGTTAGACCTGTCAAGGGCTGCTTGCGCGCTTGCCTCGCGTTCAGCCGCAGCGTTTGCAGCGGCATTCGCTGCATCTATGTTTGCTTGGAGCTCCTCTTCCGAGACTGGCTGCTCCTCCGCAACAATTTCGGGATAATCTCCGATTGAAGGATCAAGGTTGCTGTGAATGCTGGTATTCAAACTTTCATTGAACTGCGGCGAGCCAGCCTGAAGGATTTCGTTCAAGGATTGGTTTGGCTCAAGTGAAGGCGCAGTCTGCCCGCCCCAAAGAGACTGGCCGGCCGGCGCCGCAATCAGGTCTTCCGCATTATAGAAGCCCGGCGCTGTAGTTGGAATTTCGGCGCGATCAAAAAAATCCCAAAGACCTGTCGGCACAGCTCCCGGAGCCGGAGCATCCCCATCGGCTGAATACGACATCGCATCGTTAATCGCGCCCGACATCGCTTCATTATTTGCTGCGACAGCATCCGCGAACGCGCCTGCGTCGAAGTTTCCATAGCCGCCACCGCCGGCAGCCGGATCACCGCCGGCCCCCGGATCACCGCCGCCGTAGGTTCCGCCAGAGCCCCCTTCCCAGCCGCCGCCATACCCATCGTACGAACCGCCGCCGTCATACTCTCCGCCGCTGTAGCCGCCGCCGCCACCGGACCCCTCGTCTCCGCCGTCGCCGTCATCGAACGACAGCAGCCCGGTGCGCGGGTTGATCTTGCCGGAGCCGCCGAGGCGCTTCAGTAGCGCGGCCTCTTCGGGGTTGATCTGCGCAATGATCTTGTCGCGGTTGATGCCAAGGCTGGCGAGCTTCTGCAGGAGCGCGCGGACCTCGCGCGGGCTGTACGTCTTTCCGCCAGCGGAGATGGATTGATTCGGCTCAATCATGGGCGCGCACCTTTCAGCATGCGGCGAAGATCCGCCATCAGCCTGTCCGACAGGATACCATGGAGCGCTGCTGTATCGCCAGCCATGATCTCACGGGCTCGGGCCGTCGCCTGTACGGGCGACAGCCTTGGGTCGTTCTGGCGAAGGATGTTCGCGATCTGGGGCCTATGAAGCCCGTGCTCGGCAGCGAGCTTTAGGAGCCGCGCTTTGCCAGCTGCTCCTGTTCCGCCTGCTCCTGCTCTGTTTCCTGAGCCATCGGATACCGGACCCCCCTCCGCCATGTGCGGCTGCCCGCGCAGGATGCTCTCGCGCATCTGCGGCGTGATGGTGATGCCTGGGGCGGCAATGTCTTCCGGCAAAGCCCCTTCGATGTACCCAACCTTCGCCGCCTTGTCGTGCCGGCGCACCAGCTCCTGCAGGCGCTTGGGGACCATCTTGTCGTAGTACGCCTTCATGCCTTCGCCGCCAAACGTGATATCGCCAGCTTTGAGATGATAAATTCCGTTGGACTTGTATGGCTCGGTTGAGAGCAGCTTCTCGGCGGCCTCTTTTCCGATGATCCCAGCGAGTTGTTGTGGATCAACGTCGTCGCCATAATCTTGCCAGCCCGCCTCGCCCTTCTTTACAAAACTGAGCGTTTTCTCGTTAGGGTCATACGCAAGCTGCTCAACCTGCTTGCTCAGGTCATACCGCTTCGCCTGCTCGGCGCCGGGCGTGAACACGACCTTGTCGTATCCGCCCTCCGCCGCCTCCTTCAGCACACGCTTCAGCGCCAGATCAGTCCACCCCTCCGTCGACGTGACGTAGGGCCCGCGCGCAACGCCCTTGCCACGATATTCCAAAGCTGTTTGCGCGGCCGTTTCGCTGCCGTATCCCCCAGAAAAAGTTCCATCGGGCCAAACAATTTTCCAGCTTCCATCTTCGTTTGGCTCGACTTTACCTTCCCTTCGTCCAAATCCTTCCTTGCGGCCCTGCTGCCCCCAGTCGGATTGCAGCTCCTCGACGTGCAGGATCTTCTCGCCGTTCGGGCCGGTGCGGTCCAATAGACGGAGGTGTGCTACCCTATTCACGTCAGCGCCTTCGCCCATGCTGTGCGCTTCGGGGACGCGATATCTCTCTTCCCCCGGAATCGTCAGCGCGATCTCGCGATAGTTCTCGCCGCCGGGGAGGGTGTATTGCTGGAATTTAGTATCAGGACTATTGCGCAACAACTCACCGCGTTGCGCTGACAATTCACGCCATCTTGGATCGCCAATTTGCTCTAATCTAGTTATTTCTTCATCCATCATAGCCAATTGTTTTTCGTTTGCTTTACCCAACACCTTCTCCTCAACCTGCGGCATCTGCTCGCGGAAGTGCTGGGCGATCTCCTCGCGCGTGACGCTGGGGCGCGAGGCCCAGTCTGGGGCAACCACAAGAGCGCGATCCATTTCGCTCCGCATCGTGCCATTCAGGTTGTTAAGCTGGCGCTCGGCGTCCTTGAACTCTTTCGTGCCGGGCGCGAGCGACTTCAAGGCCTCTTCAGCCTGCGCAATGCGGGGCGACATTTCAGATTCGATTTTAGTCCGGAGAGCGTTTGTTGCGGCCTCATCAGCGATGCCAGTGGAGAACAATTCCGCAGGCCTCACGCCCGCCGATCTCAACTGAGCAACCATCTGCTCCGGCGATCCCTTCGCCTGCGGCATGGCGAGCGCCGCCTCGGCGCCGTGGCTGTACAGGCCCAGCGGGGACAGTTCGCGAGCAGTCTGCACGGCCTGCCGCGCTGCGGCTGCGCCTGCCATAGGCGCAACAGCCTTCAGCATGCCGGCGTGCGACGGGTCGACGAAGCCAGACAGAAACTCGACGTTTTCTCCGAAGCGCGGATTGCCGGTTGCCTGTGTGGCCGCGTGGCCAGCCGCCTTCGCGGCGGCCGTGAGCGGCAGTGTCGCGGTGCCCAGCTGGCTGAGCAGCATCTGGCCAGCGCCGATCGGGATCATCCCGGCACGGTTCCCGGCCATGTTCTGCATCGCCTGCTGCCGCAGCGCCTCGTTCTCGGCGGCTGCCTCGCGGGACTTGTCGGAATAAACGTCCGCCGCCGTCTGCAGGGCCCGCGTTACCGGCGAACCGACCGCCGCGCCGCTCTTGGCAATCGCGTCCATCGCCTTCTCATACATAGGCAACGGCGCGAAGCCATCCTCCGGCGGCATCGTCACGTTGCCCATGGGGTCGTAGACTGGCCCACCGTCGGCCATCCTGACCCGGCCGCCCCTCGCCATGCGAGAGAGGGGCCCGCCCCGCACTTCCGAGCTGATCCGGTTCATGGCCTGAGCGAGCGATTCAAGCGGCATATGGATTTTCCTTCACTCGGTCGTCAACGGCGTTTGGCTCGGGCGCTTCCGGCCGCGTCACGCGGATCATATCACGATCAGCGATGTATCGCAGCCCCTGTACGGCGGCGTCCATCATGTCATCGTGCGGGATGGACCCCTCTCCCGAAAACGTGCAGACCTGCTCGATCATGGGCTCGGCCCAGCTGACAAATTGTCCGGGCACCTTGGCGCTCTCTGTTACCCAGACGCGCCCGGCCGCAAATAGCGGCGAAATGGCGTGCAGACGATCTAGCTTGCCAGCGCGGCCGGGGTTATACGGCGCCGAGATAATGCCCTCCCGGCCGAGCGTCTGGCGCAGGCTTATGCCGGAGCCCTTGTCCTCGATCAGGAGCACGTCTGGCTTGCGGCCGCTGTTTTCCATGTACGACGGGCCGAACATCGGCTTGAGTAGTGAGCGCTCACGCGGCGAGTAAACGGCTTTCAGCTCGACCTTCACCCGCTTGATCAGGTCGGGGAACCCGAGCCTCTCTTGCCAGCAGTCCAGCAGGATGATGTCCCGGCGCTCCTTGTTTACCGAGAACACGCCCCAGACGGCGCAGGCGCTGTAGTCAGCGTCGCCACGCACGGTGCTGCCTGTCTCCTCCGTGAACGCGGTGTCGAGGCTCATCACGATGAACTCTAGCTCCGGCAGCGGCCGATCGGACGGCCACATCTTGAACCACGATCGGCGGACCACGCCCATTTCCTCGGGGCTGATGACCTCGCCGTGAATCTCCTGCCTGCCGATCGTAGTGCCCTCGTAGCGCAGGATCTGGTCGCGGAACGGCGGCGCCAGATTGGCGAGATTGGCGTAGGTCGAGGCGCGCGTCAGCGCGACGTCTTTGCCTGCGCGCTTGAGCAGGTTGCGGATGATCGAGTTCGGCTTGGGTGTCGTGGTACAGATCAGCCGGGGCTGCATACCGAGGCGCATGCCGAACATCAGCAAATCGAATGCTGCGTCCGCCCGTTGCCATGCCGCCAGCTCGTCGAGCCAGCCACCGTGGAACTGAGGCCCACGGAACCGCTCGGGCTTCTCGGCTGTGATCCCCTTGATCAGCGATCCGTTGATCAGAGTGATTTCGACGTCGCTTTTATTGTACGTCGCGATCAGATCGCGCGGGATCACATTGAGCAGGCCGGATGCGCCCTCGAAGCAGACGCTGGTCAGATCGCCGTACGTCGGCGCCGACACCAGCCAGCGCGTGCCCGGCTGTGTGATAGCCCAGAATCCCAGCGTCTCTGCGGCCACTCTGGTCTTGCCCGCGCCACGGCCCGCCAGCAGCAGCCAAATCGCCCAATCGCCTTTCGGCGGCACTTGATGATCGAGACGCTTCGCGATCCAGCCCATTTGCCAGTCAGCGATGATGCGCTCGATCGGCGTCAGGGTTTTCCACGCCGCCTTTATTTTGTCAGTGAGATCCGCCGCCATCTCGAGCCTTTTCCGCCATCGCGAGGAGCGACATCAGGGCTTCACTCGGCCCGTCATCGACCTTCAACTTGGCGTCGATTTCCTTCCGCTCCGTGTAATCGTCCCTGAACCGGGCGCGCACAGAGACCTCCCACACTTTGGAGTTGAAAATCTTGGCGTGCATCCCGGCTTGGGCCTGATTCTCCCACCAATTCTGGGCGTGGACCTTTGCTCTCTCAAGAGCTTTAGAAAATTCTGGATGCTCAGCCGCCCATTCGCTGATTGTCGGCCGAGAAACATCGAAATGCGAGGCCATCTGGACGAGAGATTTTCCCTCTCGTCCGAGTTCGATAACCTTCGCGCAATACTCCGGCTTATACAGAGACGGTCGCCCGACCTTGAGCAAATCCTCGGGCTTTTTCCGTGGTGTCGCCATTGTCCATCCTCCGAGCGCAGCCAAATGTAGCGCCCGCAAATTCACCCTAAGCGCCTCACCTAAAAAACGCAAACGACTAGAAAAAAGTTCTTGCACTGATTTTTTTGGCGTGCCATAAACGGTCATCGAAACAAACCAAACGGAGCCCAGCCAATGATCATCGCAACCGAAACCTTCCAGCCCGCCGCCGAACTCTCAAAGTATGGTCAACAGTTCGGCTGGAACGAGGGCACTGTGGAAGTGACATTCCAAGGCCGCACCGAGCGCGTGCAGTGCATCGCCCCGAAAGATGGCGGCTCACAGTGGACGATCCGGGGCCTGTGCGCCCGCTACGCCACCGGGGCAAAGGTGTGGCCCGCCACGATCTGGTTCGACGCCGACAAGCGCACTTTCAACATCATGACCGGCTTCGACAACCGCTCGGGCCGTTTCAGCCAGCCTCGTCTGGTCGGATTCCTCGCCGATGTTGCCCCCCAGCACGTTTCGCAGCGCTAAACGCAACCGGGGGCTTCGGCCCCCACCAACCCAACTGGAGCCCAGCCAATGACCAAGACCATCGAATGCCCCCACTGCGAGGGTGGCGTCTACTACCCCAGCATGGACCCCAACGCCCGAGGCCGCACCTGCGAGGAATGCAACGGCACGGGTGAGATCGAAGTCGAGATTGAGAACGAAGAGGAACCCAACCAATGACAAAGCTCACCGAAAGCGACGCCGTCCGCGCCGCCCACCACCTCGATGAGGCGTCGAAGTACGCCTTCGCCATTTTCTGGGCGCAGAGCCTCTACAAAGCAACGCTGAACGAGCAATTCACCAAGGCCCTTAAAGCCGCCGCCGAGGCCGCTGGCTACATTTTGGTCAAGGCAGAAGAAGAGGAGGAATAGAGCATGAAAGTCGGAGACATTGTTCAATTCAAGATTGCCCAGTTGGGCGAGACGCGAGTCCGGTTGGAGAACGTCAAGTCCGGTCGATCCGTTTGCGTCGACCGGCGAACCGTAGAGCCTCCGCCCCTGCGCCCCGGCAAGGCCCGACGGCTGGGCCTCGGCGTGATCGCCACGTACACTGTGATCGCCGTCCACGACGATATGGCGTGGGTCCAGCGGCCGTTCGAGCGGCCAGAAGTCCTCCCGGCGGCAGATTTCGAAAACATATAGAAAAAAGTTCTTGTGTTCCCCAAAATCATGGCGTACACAAGAACCTGTTCAGACCAACCCAACGGAGACCAACATGACCAACCTCGCAGACCGCGCCGTCATCCTCGACAACGACATCAAGGCGCTTACCAAGGAATTTACCGCCGTCAAGGAAGAGCTGAAGGCTCTCGGCGCGGGCACCTACGAGGGCGACGTCGGCGTCGCCACCGTCCGCCAGAACGCCGACAGCGAAGTCTTCGACGCCAAGGCCGCCTTCGCGTGGATGGTCGAGCAGGGCCACATCTCGCCCCAGCTTGAGACCGCCATGCTGAAGAAGTTCACCGCCGTGAAAGCTGGCCCCATGGTCGTCACCACCAAGGCCAAGATCGTGAAGGTGCTGTCGTGATGAAGGTCGGCAACCGGGGCTGGATCCAACGATCCAGCCTCATGGGCCTCTGGCGGGCCGTGACGCCCGCCGGTCTGGTCACCCACCACGCAACGTCGCTGTCCGCCATGGAGGCCCTGCTGTGCGCCGCCTGATCGCCATCCTGCTCGCGTGGAGGTGCCGCCGGAAAGGCGACCTCTACGACGACCCTAAAAATTGGGGAGTGTGATGCGAATAAGAATCGACGAAAAAGGCAAAAAGTACGGCAAATTGCTCGTGCTGTTTGAGGCCGCAAAGACCGACTCTACGCGCCAAGCGCGCTGGTTCTGCCGCTGTGAGTGCGGCACGACAACTATTGTGGTGGGCACGGACCTTCGCCGAGGCGCCAGCCAGTCGTGCGGGTGCCTGCGCATAGGCAGGATCCGCCGCGCTTACGTAAAAAAAAGAAAACCACGCGGTAACGCCTTGGATATGTTTGACGAGGACATCCTTTGAACCTTCAATCCCTGCTCCACAAGCACAGCATCCGCCACCGCGATCTGGCGTTCATCACGGGCCGCACGACGCGAGCAGTGACGCACTGGGTGCAAGGTGAGCGACCCCTGCCGCGCTCAACTGAGCTGCTGCTGCTGGCGCTCGACGAGGGCAAAATCGACGAAAAGTGGCTCGCCCAGAAACTCGCCCCCAAGATCAGAAAGGCCAACAAATGACCAACAACCGCGCCGTCATGTCCGAACGAAAGTCCAGCAAGGCCGAGCTGGACATTTTCCCGACCCCGCCGTGGGCCACCCGCGCCTTGTGCGAGTGGCTGAAGATGACGGGCCACTACCTCAACAATGCTTTGGAGCCCGCCGCCGGCTACGGCCACATGGTGAAGCCCCTGCGGGAGTATTTTGAGAACATCCTCGCGACCGACATTTACCTGCACACGCCCCACTTGCACAAAGTCGCCGATTACCTGACGTCAGACCTCCCGATCCCCCGGTGGACCATCACCAACCCGCCCTTCAAGCTGGCGGAGGAGTTCTACCTGCGGGCGGTGGAGCGCAGCATGGATGGCTGCGCCATGCTGGTCCGGACATCTTTTCTGGAGGGCCGTGGCCGGTACGAGCGCCTGTTCAGTGTCCAGCCGCCCACCGACGTCCTGCAGTTCGTGGAGCGCGTCCCCATGGGCAAGGACCGCCTCGACCCCAAGCTGTCCACCGCCACGGCCTACTGCTGGCTCGTGTACCGCCGGTCGACCAATCTCGGCTACACGCGCCTCCACTGGATCCCACCCTGCCGCAAGGCCCTCGAGCGCCCGTGAGATTACGTGTGACATCCCCCACCAAAACGGAATAGGGCCAGTACCCCGACCCTATCTCCGGAACTGGGCGGCCTCCGGGCCGCCCTTTTTTTTGCACCGTACTGCCGCCGCACCGACCGTACCACCGTACCCTCCCTATAGGAGGAGGGTACGGTACGGTACGTTTTCGGGCGTTTTGCCCTCAAACGTACCGGTACGCCAAAGTACGGTACGGTACGCCGGTACGCCGCGTACCACAACGTACCGGTACGTTAAAAGTACGGTACGGTACGCTCACCGGGAGCCCCTAGCCATCATCATGGCCGACGCCTGCACATCGTTACTCACTACCCACCCATTGCCGGACGGGCTGATGATTTCCGCAATGAGGAGCGCCCCGATCATCTGGTCGGCTGACCCCGGCTTGAGCTTCTTGTCAGCTGTCGCCTCCGTGCACCCATCCGCGATCAGCTTGGCCCGGAGCGCCGACCGGGTCAGGTACGGCATGCCGTTCTTTTCCTCGGCCCCGGACGCCCACCACGCCGCCTCGAACTGCTTACGCAGGCTCTCGACCTTGCTGTCCTTCTTTGCCGCCACGGGAGCCTCCGTGAGGCTCACGAC